TCCTTCACCCAATCGCGCGTCTCGATTCGGTCAATGGTCGGAATCGGCATCGGTCAAACCTCCCGGAATAGGCCGCCGGTCGCCTGGTCGTCGGCCGGGACGTCCGGCCGCAATTTCAGACAACCGTGCGGACAGGTCAGATAGTTGCTCGCGGTCACTACCTGCAAGCGGCCGCAGGCCGGACAGGGCACGTCGACGGCCGAACCGTCGAATAGCGTGCCCTGCCGGCCTACGCTGGTCGCAAGCATCGGGTCGAATAACTGTCTTTGAGTGGTCATACCTGCTCTTCCTCCGGGCTGCCAGCGACCAGCTCGACTGCGGCTATCGGCAGCAGTAGCCAACCCAACCCGACCGCGACCAGAAAGGCCACAATGCCGGAGAGCACTGCCACCCGCATCACCATTGAATCAACCATCATTCACTCCTCGCCTTGAGTAGGGCCAAGTGGGGGCCAACTGCGGACCGACTACGGCCTAACTGCGGATCAGCCGCGGACCAACAAAGGCCAGCGGCAGGCCAACAAAGGCCAACCAAGGCCAGCGGTGGGGGCTGGACGCGGCCCCCTGCTCACTTCACTCGTCACCGCTCCCCGCACTATCCCGAACGCTGTCAACAGCTTGCGTCAACTGCCCCCGCCCCCTGCCGTCAATTCCGCGGCGTCAACGGCAGGCTTTAACCGGACCCCCCGGGTCGGGCGGGCCGACCTGGTGCTCTTATACCCCCTTGCCCCGCAACGGTTTGCGTCTCTGCTTTTAGCCGGACCCTCGGGGTAGGTGTGGCTGGTGGGGGTGGACATCGAATAGCGGGCCGGTTATTTTTGGGGGTTATGGATCCCGTGGAAAAGCCGGTGGAAGTTCCGTCGCCTGGTCGGGTACCGCCGCCCGGGGTGAAGCCTGGTCAGGAGCGGGACCCGATTACTGGCCGGCTGGTGAAGAAGCGGATTGAGTTGGGAACTGAGCGGGTTTCGGACGTGGAGGCGATGGAGTACGTCGTCAGCCACGCGAGGGATTTGACGAACCAGCACGTTTATTTTCGGCGGTTGATGGAGAAGGAGCCGAAGTGGTTTGCGGAGCGGCTGGCGGGGTTACAGGCGGCGCGGGCGGAGGAAAATCGGTCAGGTGAGACGGGGGACTCACCTGGGCCGGAGTGGGACGGGGTGGGGCCGTGTCCGGTGTGTGGGCATGACGCGGCCGAAGGCGAGGCGGAGCCGGTGGAGAAGTTGATTGAGGAGTTATTGACCGGAGGGGTGGGGGATGCCTGAGCGGATGAAATCGATGTTCGAGCATTTGGCTTATCGGCGGCGGCTGAATCGGGCTGCGAAGTTCGCGTACGCCCGGTATTTTTGGGGCGAGACGCCGGTGGCATGGGAGGATTTGGACGCGGCGGAGCGGGAGAAGTGGCGGATGGCGGCGGACGCGGTTTTGATGATTGAGACGGTGGAGAATATGCGGCAGGACCGGGAGGATTGCGAGCAGCCAGTCGGGTCGCTGGACTGGGTGAAGCGGGGCCGGTGTGGCGGGTGCGGGCGGCTGGTTTACGCGGTTATGGGCGGGCCGATGACCCGGCTGGTGTGCGACCGGTGTATGGGTCCGATCGAGGAGGTAGAGCCGCCGGACCCGGCGGCAGGGATTTCGCTGGCCGAATTCCTTCGGGCGTGCGCCATGCAGGATTTCCCGCCGGCGGGGAAGACTGGAGGGGCGGATGGCCGATCGCCGACGGAGTAAGCCGCTGGGGGTCAAGTCGTACACCCGGTGGTATCGGGATCGGGGCCGGCGCGCGGGGCTCGCGGACCTCGTCGCACGGTACGCGGCGGTATCGGCGGCGGTGGACCGGTACCGGCGGGCTGGGGTGCCGGTGCCGGTGGCGTGGCTGGCCGAGCTCGGCGTTTAGCCCGACGTTCGGCCTCGGGGGTTGACGCGGTCGGGTTACACAGTTCGATAATGAGGGTGAGGTCACTCATGGCCAACTCGGAAGCAAACGGCGTACCCGTGATTTCCATTCTACCGGTCGACGTGGCGGTCGGGATGTACGTTCCGAGCCTCATGGCCCTTCACGACAAGGACCCCGACGGGCCTATGACCAATGAGGAGATACAGGCCAAGGTCGAGCGGATCGTCCGGGGTATAGTGGTGGTCGAGCGGGAGCGAGGTTCGCGGCCGGGCCGGCGGCGGTTCGTTTACGCCGAGCGGCACGGGCACCGGATCAACGTCGGGCATCCGCCCGAAGCGGGCCCCATGTTGACGCCGGAGCAAGAGCAGATCGGGCGGCTCAAGGGGCGGGTCCAGGACCTGCAAGCCGAGCTCGAGCTCGGGCGGCGGAACGCCGTGGAAATGACCGAAGCGGCAAAAACATTGTCTTGGATGGTCCAGGACGCGCGAGCGACGGCCGCGGCGGTACGTCGCCGCTTTTCAAATGCGTGGGCGGTCGCTATCGCCGGGTGGGGCCTGGCGGTCGTGGCCGCGGCGGTCGCCCTCTTCAGGTGAGTCCCCCGGCTCACCTGGATTCGACGGTGGCCGCGTGGGCAGTAATTCCGGCCGTCGCTTGGCTGACCCGCTGTGCAATCCGACGACAGTTCTTTCGCCGCCAGCATCCCGACGGCCCTCGCCCCCAACCTCCGCCGCCGCCTGCACGTTTTGCGGGCGGTGCGGCGGAACCGCAAATACCGGCGGGCGGTCCTGGCCATCTGCCGGAATGACATCGTCGCCTTCGCGAACCTGCTGGTCTGGCAGTACAACCCGGACAACGTGGGGGACGAGGTCGGCCCGTGGATCACCTGGGACTGGCAGGCCGCGGCGTTGCGGCGGACGATGGCCCGGCTATTCAAGAAGGGCCGTTCGGACATGCTGTGGGAGAAGTCGCGCGAGATGGGGGCGACGTGGCTGGCGGTCATCCTCATCGTCCACCTCTGCCTGTTCCACCCGAACAAGACGGTGCTGTGCCTGAGCCACAAAGAGGAGGCGATCCGCAAGCCGGGCGACGCGAAGGGCACGCTGTTCGGCAAGATCGATTTCCTGTTGTCCTGTCTGCCGGAGTTCCTCACCGAGGGCATCCGACAGAACAAGTTGACGTACACGTTCCCGAACGGCTCGACGATCACCGGGGCGGCGACGACGGAGGCCGCGGGGGTCGGCGACCGGTGTTCGCTCATCGTGCTCGACGAGTTCTCGAAGTACCGCCAGAAGATCGCGTACGAGATCTGGGGGGCCACGGCGGACACAGGGCCCAGGCTTATCATCGGAACGCATTACGGCGTTTCGGGATGTTATTACGACCTGAGCCAGCGGAACGACATGCCCAAAGAGGTCATGCACTGGACGCTCCACCCGGAGAAGCGGCGGGGGCTGTACCGGAGCGACCCGAGCCTGCCGGGCGGGTACGAGATCCTGGACAAGGACTACGTCTTCCCGCCGGACTACGACTTCGTCCGCACCGGCAAGCCGTTCGACGGCCCGGCCTGGATCGAGACGCCGTGGTACAAGGGGCCGGCGGTCGGCATCCGGTCGCCGTGGTACGATTTCGAATGCAGCCGGCGGGCCAATGACCGGGACGTCGCCCAGCACCTCGACATCGCCCCCAAGCAGTCGCAGCACAACTACTTCGACAGCGTCATGGTGATGACGCTCCAGGAAGCGACCCAGGACCCGCTCGGTGAGTACGACATCCGGCTGGACCCCGTGACCGGGGACCCGCTGGGGCTGGTGCCGATGGAGGGCGGGCCGGTCAAGTTGTGGATCAACCCGGCGGAGCAGGACGCGGCCGGCATGGTTACGGCGGTGCCGGCGGACGGGTACGCGATCGGGGCGGACATCAGCCAGGGGACCGGGGCCAGTAACTCGGTTTGTTCGATCGGGTCGAAGACGACGGGCCGCAAGGTCTGCGAGGTCGCCGTGTCCGACCTGGACCCGAAGGACTTCGCCCTCATGTGCATCGCGCTCGGGCGGATGTTCAAGACGCACGACGGCACGGCGGCGCTCATGAACTGGGAGATCAACGGGCCGGGCGGCCTGTTCGGCCGGGTGCTCAAGGAGAAGCACTATACCCGGGTGTTCCTGCGGGAGAGCAAGGACATCATGCGGGGGAACACGGTCAGCGAGATACCCGGGTACAACATGAGCGTCCAGGGGGCCAAGCGGAATCTGCTCGACCAGTACACGATCGCCCTGCGGGACCGGCTGTTTATCAACCTCTCGTACGACGCTTTCGAGGACTGCAAGGCGTACCGGTTCAGCGACACGAAGGACACGGTCGAACACCCCAAGCACGCCGGCGGCCCGGACCCGTCGGGGGCCAGGTCCAACCACGGGGACCGGGTCATCGCCGACGCCCTGTGCGTGGCCGGCCTCAAGCGGCTCGGGTTGGGCAAGGTGCAGGCGGCGTCGACGGAGCCGGACCCGGCGGCCCCGGTGATGGTCGGCACGCTGGAATGGCGGATGAAATTGGCGGCCCAGAAGGAGCACGGGGACCGGCGGAACAAGCCGATCCGGGCCATGCGGTTGAATGTTCGCCGGCGGTGGCGTTGACGTTGGCGGGTCGATCCGGCATCATAGTCGCATCCGAGTCGCCAACCGGTGGGGTCAGTGCCGCGCAAGAAGCTCGACCTATCCGTCGACCGAATCAAGACGGCGTGGCGCAATAGCCGGGTGGCGGACGCCTTCGGGCGGGACCGCCGGCGCGACATGGTCAGCAACTACGCCGGGCCCAACTGGGCCGAGCAGACCGACGAAGTCGACATCCTGCTCAACCTCTCCAGCCTCTACGTCAACGTGGTCGCCGCCTCCCTCATCCCGAAGGTGCCGCGGTTCAACCTGTCCACCTGGGACCGGAGCCAGGTGGAAGCGTGCGACGTCATGCAGGACCACGGCAACCGCGAGTTGAAGCGGATGCGCGCCGCGGAGACGATGAAGCGGATCATTATTGACGGCCTGTTCGGGTGGGGCATCTACCGGGTGGCGCTGGCGACGATGCCGGAGTCGGCGACCCGCGGGTGGGGCCAGAAGGGCGGCGAGCCGATCCTTACCCGGATCGACCGCGAGGACTTCGCCTACGACAACTTCGCCGGCACGTTCGACGAATGCTCCTGGCAGGCCCACTCGTACCGCGTGCGGCTCGACGCGGTCAAGGAAGACAAGCGGTTCAGCAGACACCGCAAGGACATCAAGCCGACGCAGCCGGCCCAGTACGACGAGTACGGGGTCGAAAAGATCGGCGTGCTCAACCGCAGTTTCTACGGGATGGACGAAGTCTTCGACATGGTCGCCCTGTGGGAGTTCTACTTCCCGGCGGAGCGGGCGATCTTCACGTTCATAACCGACGGGGCCGGGTCGCCGGTGGAGTGTGCCGACGGCCAGCCGCTGGGCATTCAGCCGTGGACCGGGCCGGAGGTGGGCCCGTACGGCCACATCGGCTACCAGTGGGTCCCGGGGTCGCCGGTCCCGAAGGGTCCGCTCCAGGACCTCTACCAGGCCGACCTGGCGTGCAACAGCCTGTACCGCAAGGCGTTCGATTCGGTCGAACGGTACAAGGAAATGACGGCCTACTCGTCGGCCGAAGACGCCGAGCGGGCGAACAAGGCCAGCGACGGCGACGGCATCTACCTCGACGACCCGAAAAGCCTGACCCCGGTGGTCACGGGCGGCCAGACGTTCCAGCAGAGCTACGGCGGGGCCCAGGCGGCCCGCGAGCTGTTCGACTTCCGCGGCGGCAACCTGGCGCTGCTCGGCGGCCGGGCCCAGCAAGCCAAGACGGCGACGCAAGAGGAGTTGCTCAACCAGAACGCGCAGGCCGGAATGAGCGACCTGCAACAGACGACGATGGTCGCCGTCAACGACATGGTCAGCCGGCTCAATTGGTTTTGGTGGAAACACCCGTTCATGGTGGCCCGGTCGATGGCGGAGGTGCCGGGCCTGCCGGGGATCAATCACGTTCGCTACGCCTTCCCGGCCAAGCGGTACGACTCGGCCCAGACGGGCAAGTACAAGAAGGTCGCCAAGCATATCCGCCGCGAGGCCGACTTCGACGACCTGATGATCGAGGTCGATTCGTCCTCGCTGGCCCCGAGCACGCCGGCGACGCGGCTGGCGGCCCTGCGGCAGATTTGGCAACAGGACGTGATCCCGGCCATGACGATCATGCAGGGCCAGGGCCTCGCCGCCGACTTCAACGAGTATTTCAAGCTGGTCGGCGAGCTACTCAACGAGCCGCGTATCCAGCAAGTTCTGACCATTCGGGAGCCGCCGCCGGACCAAGGCGGGGCTGCCCAGGACGGGCCGCCGCAGCCAGGAGCTACCTCCCGAACCTACAACCGCGTGTCGACGTCGGAGGCCACGGACGAAGGCCAGGGCCGGAACCAGATCAGCCAACTCATCACCGGCAACGACCAGGGCGGCAGGTCGGACCAGAACGGGACGCCGGCGATGGCGGGAAGGAAGTAATGCACGCGCTGCTCGTCACCGTCGCCGTGGTCGGCGGCGTCTACGTCATAGCCGGCTTCCTCTGCATGGGCTGGTACCTGCTCGTTCCCGGGCCGCAGGGCGGGGTGATGCCGCCCGGGTGCTGGACGGTAGTCGTGTTCCCGGTCCACTACTTTCTCGTCGCGGCCCTATTCCAGGCTTACGATTGGGTCCGCAACTGGTGGTACGACGTGCCGCCGGCGGACTGAAGGGGGACGGTGTGGCCAAGATCATCGGCGACCAGATCATCATGCGCGGCGGCAAGACGCTGTACTACCTCGACGGGAAGCAAGTCTCGGCGAAGACGTACCGCCGCCGGCACCCGGCCCGGGTGGAAGCGCCGGCCCTGGTCACGTTCAAGAAGCAAAAGTCCATCGCCCTCGCCGTGCATCCGTCGCAGCGAAAAGAGGCGATCGAGGACGCGGTCAAGCGGGGCGTGCCTACCGAATTCACCCCCGACGGGTGCCCGGTGTTTGAAAGCCGCGCGCACCGCAAGAGTTACATGCGGGCCTACGGGTTCTACGACCGCGACGCCGGCTATGGCGATGCGGCCCCGCTTTATCACAAAGGGGACAAAGCGCCCCCGAGTCGCCTTCGCGAGCTCGCGCAGAAGCTCGCTGACCGGATTAACCGTCGGCACGACGCCGCGGTGAGCGTTCGGCGCTAAACGCAAGGGCAGGTATGGACCTCAACCCGGAAAGAATTGTCGCTTGGGGCACGATCGTTGCAACCGCGTTCGGGGCCATGTGGGCCGTCCGCGCTTACACGGTCAAATCCCTCAGACGGCTCGCCCGCATTGAGAAGCGCGTCAACCTTATGTGGAGCTTCCAAATGACTAGGGCCTATGCCGAAGCGGTTCAAAGCGGTCTCGCGGCTCCCGGTTCCGGGCAGTACGCGCTTACGCTGTCGCCGGAGGTGCGGGCCAGATTCGACGCGATCGCGCCGGACCTGCACCAACTTTACCTCGACAACCCGGATTGCTCTCAGGACGAGTTGCGCGAGTTGATCGAATCCCAATGGCAACAGTGGCTGGTGGACAACGTCTGTCTGCCGCTGAACGTCCATCACGGGGCCTGTCTCATCTTCGCTTACGAGGTCGCCAGGGAAGCGGCGGCCCACCTGTCGACGGACCACCGAGATTGACCTGCGGGCGTTCCCCCGGTAAAACCGTTGGCACACGGTTTCCTTTCTTTTCGACCGGGGGACGCTTTATGGATTCTCAGAACGCCGCGGCGGCGCTGCCAGAAGGGCGCAAGCTGGGCTGCATTCTGCCTGTCAAGGTGCAGGACATCGACGGCCATCAACTGGCCACTTACGAAAACGGCTGGTCCAAGCTGACCGTCCGGTTCGGGGCACACCTGGACCGTAGGCGGATGATGGCGAGTCCGCCGCCGGCGGCGACGAACCGTCGGGCCAAGGCGGTCGCGTCGCTCAAGCGGATGTACCTCAACGACCGGTACGGGGACTGCGTCTTCGCCGGAAAGTATCACCTCATCGGCCTGTGGTCCGGCAACGACTCCGATTCGGGCGGCGAGGTCCAGGCCAGCGACTCGGACGTCCAGCGGGAGTATTTCAACTACACCGGCGGCCGGGACACCGGGGCGGTCATCACCGAAGTTCTTGACTACATGGTCAAGACGGGCCTCATGGCCAACGGCAAAGAGTACAAGTCCGACGGGTACGCCGCGGTCAACAACGCCGACCCCATGCAGGTCAAGGTCGCGGTCCTCCTGTTCGGCGGCCTGACGCTCGGGCTCGACCTGCCGAGCGAATGGGCCAACAACGGCAGCGACGGGTCGGTCTGGGACGTGACCAACAGCCCCTCGGTCGGCGGCCATGACGTTTCGGTCGTGGACTACGACGACACCTACGTCTACGTCTCGACCTGGGGCGGCATCGTCAAGATGACGTGGCGGGCTCTGGCCGACAAGAACATCGTGACGGAGTGCTACGTCAGCCTCGGGGAAGTGTGGTACGGGGCGGACAAGGTCGCGCCGTGCGGCCTGGACGTCGATGCCCTCATGGCCGCGGTCAAGGACATTCAGGGCGGGAACACGCCGCCGATCCCTGGCCCGACACCTCCGCCTCCTCCACCACCGCCTCCTCCGCCGCCTCCTCCACCACCGGTCCCGCCGCCGACGCCGCTGTCCTGGTGGCAGAAGGTCATTGCCTGGTTTGAGAGCCTGATCTTCCATACGCCGACGGGCGTACCGCTGTTGCCGGAGGCGGCAGCCAGGTCGGCGATCGCTCAGGATTTCGGATTGGAGGCCGGGGCGACGCCGGACTCCGTCAATTGGCAGGGCATCGTGGCCTGGATCAAGGCGACGTTGGCCCAGTTCGGGCCGGCGGCCGTGCCGATCATCACGGACTGGATCAATTCCCTGACGGTCGGGCCGGTCATCAAGTCCATGTTGCTGACGTTGTTGGCGATCCTGGCTCATCAGTTGGTGCCGCCGGCACCGCCGCCGATCCCAGTGCCGTCGCCAAATATGTCTGAAGAACTTGTCGTTTGGTAGCACCCGAACATGGACGTTGTCAAAGCAGTCTTGCGCGGGGTTGAGATTGAATTCGGCGACCCCGCGCAAGACGTCATCTGGCTCCGGTACGGCGACGACGACGTGCACTATTGCCTTCCACCGGAGTCTCCGATTACCATTGAGGGCGAGATCCGGGCCAGGAGCTACGCGCTCTACTGGCTCGCCCTGAACCGGGGCCACCACGTTATGGTGGAGTTGGGCGTGACCCGCGACCGGAGCGGGTTGGAACGGATCGAGTCGGCCCTGTTTCGCCGGCTGTAGGACGGACCTTCTCACAAGGAGTTGCACGATGCGCGATGTGAAGCGAGTTCTCTTTTCGGTGGCGTTTGCCCTCGCCTGTCAACTGGTCGTCGTCGCGGTGGCGTTCGGCGGGCCGTTCGGCCGCCGCGGTCAATGCCAGTGCCAGGCGGGCGGCCAGTGTTCGTGCGGCACGGCCTGCCAGTGTGCGGCCGCGGATATGACGCTGACGATGGCGGCCGTGACTTCGGAGGACAAGAAAAGCGGCCCGCCGGCAGCGGTGGCGTCGCCACCTCAGACCTACCACCTCGAAACCCAGTGCACCAACGGGCGATGCACGACGGTCATGGTGCCCGATTCTGCACCGCCGCCAATCGCCGGACCCGCGTGCTCGGCGGCGGCCTGCGCGCCCAAGCCGCGGTTCGCAAGGCTGGTCGGGTATGCGATAACCCATCCGTTCGGCGGCTTCTTCCGCCGACGATAAGCCACCTCATCCTCGGGGTGGATGCGCCGGCGGCCTCTCTGGGGGAGTAGGCCGCCGGTTTTTCTGGAGTCGGCCATGCAGCCGCAAAGCCTGTTCCGGTGTCTGAAGTGCTGGTCATACCAGCCGTTGCCGGGCGTCGGCGGGTGCTGTTCGACGCCAGGTTGCAAGTCCACAAATTTCCTTGACCCGAAGGACCCGCGGTGGGCTTTGCGGGTGCAGACACAAACGATTTCCGAACCGCCGGCCCCGCCGCCGGGCAAAATCAATTTCCGCGAATTCCTATGAAGCGCTTTTTCGCAATCCCATTTCTCGTCTTCGCCGTCATCGTCTCAGCCCCGACCGCCCCGCCGGCCCCGCTGATGGCGGCCCGGACGCGGTTGACGCTCGGGGACGTTGACCGGATGACTACGGTCGTTTGGTCGCGGGACGGCGGCTTGGCCGTGTCGCCGACCTGGGGCGTTCCTCCGACCTACACGCTCATCGATTCGGCCGGCAACAAAACGACGCTGCCCCGTGCGGTCCTGCCGTTCTGGGAAGACCAGTCGGACCAGGCCTACTACGGCGGGGTGACGATCCCGCAGGCCCTCTCGCCCGGCCAGTACATGCTGGACGCCGGCCGCGGGCCGGAGTTGGCGATTACGGTGTTGCCGGCGGTGGCCCGCAAGCCGGTGACCATTCCCGCCGGCACGTCGGCCGCGAAGATTCAGCAGCTCGTGGGCATCTACAACGACCTGACGTTTGCCCCGGGCCGGTACGACCTGGACCGGCTGATCCGCCTGCCGGCCAATTGCCGGCTGTGGGGCCACCATGCGGTGATTCACCCGCTCGTCGGCAGCCTCGGCGTCAACAACGCGGTGTTCGAGGTGGACTATGAAGGCGTCAGCCTCTACGGGTTCGAGTTCGTCTACGACCAGCCGGGCCAGGCGATCGCCGGCCTCAACCAGCCGGGGATGGTGCTCAAGGACTGCACGTTTCGGCGGTGCAATCTCGGCTTTTACATGGTCGACGCGCTGGTCAGCGATTGCGACTTCCATTCCGCGGGAGCGGTCCAGGCCCCCACGGGGCTGTGGCTCCGCAACACGTTCCACGGGCCGGCGACCCAACAGGCCTGGAGCGGGTGGTCGGGGTTGGGCCGGTACGCGATGGTCGACAACGTCTTCGAGGGCTGCGACCGCGGCCCGTGCTTCAACACCGTCGGCGGGCCGATCACGGACGGGCTGTGGATCAGCACGCGGCTGCGGAACATTGACACCGTCGGCGGCGGCAACGAAATGTTCGCCTTTGAAGGGCCCGGCCCGTTTAGCCGGCACCTGTTCCTGCATACCAGGTGTACCGGCTGCACGGGGGCGATTTTCCAGTGGGGCGGGAACGCGGACGGGACGGCCCAGAACAATCTGGTCAACGACCTGGAGGCCGACGGTATCGGCATCCTGTTCTGGGGGGCGAACGTCACCAACAACACGGTGAGCAACTTCCGGCTGCACGGCGGGGCCGGCATCTACTGCGGCCCGGCCGATCCGGCCAAGCCGACCGGCGTCCAGGCCAACAACGCCTTTGTCGACGGGTCGGTCAACGGCTGGTACCCGAACCGCGGCAGCGCGTCGTTTCAGAATCCGTCGCCGGTGATGCTCGGCCGCACGGTGGCCGCGTGGGCGGGCGGCGCGAGCGCGGCGACCAACACGCTCCAGCGGGTGTCGGTCGCGACGGCCCCGGGGAGTTTCGCTACCGTCGCCGGGTTCACGACATTGACGAGCGCCCCGGCGAAGCGATAAGGTCTTAGGGACACACTTACTCCCGGCAGGTGAGTCCCCCGTCTCACCTGACCCTTTAGCCACGGAGGCGGATCATGGCGAACGAGCTTACGATCGGGATGTCGCTGGCCTACGACGACGGCGTCAGTTCCGACGAGATCGTCGTATCGGGCCTGATCGACAGCCTCACAACCGCGACCTTCAACCGGGCGGCCGCGTTCGTCGTCAGCCATTCGGCCGACACGGCCATACCGCTCGGCAGCGTTAGTGCCCCGTCTTGGCTCGCCGTCAAGAACCTGGACGCCAACAATTTTGTGACGATCAAGGACGCGAGCGCCGGCAACATTATCGCCAAGATTCGGGCCGGAAAGTGCGGTTTGATCCCGCTCCCGGCTGCGGCGACGGCCCCGTACGCGCGGGCGGACACGGGTGACGTCAAATGCGACTTCCTGATTTGTTGAGCCGCGAGGCTTGCAATCCCCGTGCCCGTCATGTAGTATTCTCGGCATCCGAGTCGCGACAAAGTAGCCTGGGGTGGCCGGCGAGCAAGTCCAACAACCAACCAACGGCACGTCATCCCGCATCTTCGCCGGGGACGCCCCGCGCCGCCCCGACCGGGCCGCCGCCGGGTCCCAGACGGAGGTCGTCCACGAGCCGATCGAACGCGACCCGGACACGGGCCGCTTCCTCAAGCCCGGCGTTCCCGGTTACCTCGTCAGCCGCGCCCGCAAGGTCGGTCTGACCGACGACGACTTGCGCGACGTGGAGGACGTCCAGGAGCTCCGCGACATCATCCGCGAGCGCGAGTTCGAGGCGCGGATCGGCCAAATCTTCGACCCCAAGCGGGTCGCCGAAGTTCTCAAGACGCAACCCGGCAACGGGACCAACCTCAACACCCCGGAGGCCAGGCAGCCGCTCGACCTCGGCCTCAACGACGAAGAGGACGGGCCGCGGTTGACGGAGGCCCTGACGAAGCTGCGCGACCACTACGAGTCGCGGATCGACGAGCTCGAAAAGCGGCTCGCCGCCACGGAGGGGAGTGAGGCCCAGCGGCGGCAGGTGGAACAGAGCGGGTTTGCCCGCAAGGTCGAATCCTGCTTCGCCAAGCACCGCCAGATATTCGGCGACGGGACGATCGACAAGCTCGACAAGGACTCCGCGGAGTTTCACTTCCGGCTGGCCGCGGTCGCCTTCCACCGCAAGAACGGCGGCGGGCTCGAAAACCTGGCCGAAGACATCGACCAATTCGTCGCGAACAAGTTCGGCCCGAAGGGCCGCCGGCCGGCGCGGCAGCAAGAGGCCGAGTACGGCGATGAGGACGAATACGCCGGGGGCGACGAAGAGGAAGTCGACGAAGCCGAACAATGGGAGCGGGGCGTGCTCAACCGCCCGACCCAGGCCGGCTTCCGCGAGGCCCCTGCGGGCCGGGAAAAGGCGGTCCAGAATCTCAAGCGGCGGTTGCCCTCCGTTCAAGGGGCCCGCGACGCTCGAACACCACGCGGCATTTACCTCAACCACGGAAGTCGCGCACAGGGCGGTGAACGCCAGAGGTAAAACGTGCCTGATTTGACAGCTACGCAGTTGGTGGACGTAGTCGCGGGCACGCTCCGCGACCTCGGGCGGCCGCACTACGAACCCCTGATGACGGACATTCAGGAGTTCACGGCCTTCCACAACCTGCTCGACGAGACCCGCGTCGCCGAACAGACCGGCGGCTACGGCGTCCAGTGGAACGTCGCCGTCAACAACAGCGGGACCGCCAGGAACACGGGTTTCGGCGGCCAAGACAATCCGCGGATCGTCTCGACGATGGTCCAGGCGCAAGCGGACTGGCGCGGGATCAGTGCTGATTACTCTTTCCTCGGGGAAGAGATCAGCATGAACTCCGACCATGAGGAGCAAATTGTCGACCTGGTCGCCGAGCGGCGGGTCGCGACTCTTTACGCGATTGCCGAGCTTTTCGAGGCCGATTTCTGGGGCGCTCCGGTCAGCAGCACAGACACTATCACCCCGTGGGGCGTGAATACCTGGTTGCAAAAGGCTGCCACGGAAGGGTTTACGGGATTGATGCCGAGCGGCTTTACGACCCTCGGGCTGTCCTCGACGACGTACCCCCGCTGGCGGAATTATGCCGCCCCCTACACGAACGTCACGCCGGACGACCTTATCCGCAAATGGCGGCGGGCGAGCCGAAAGACCAATTTCAAGCCGCCGGTCAGCGGGATTCCGCAGCCGGGCACGGCGGTTCAGTACGGCTATTACACGAACGAGCCGGTGCTGAACTACCTGGAGGAGTTGCTGGTCGGCCAGAATGAGTCGATCGGCACGGACCTGGCCCGGTACGACAACGACGTCGTTTTCCACCGGGCGCCGGTGCACTGGGTGCCCTTCCTGGACCGCGACTCGACGGGGCCGGTCTACGGAATCAATTGGGGCAAGTTCAAAACCAAGGTCCTGCTGGGCTGGTGGCTGCGCGAGACCAACGTCCCGCACTACCCGGGCCAACACACGATGTCGGCCCACTTCCTGGACTGCCGGTTTCAGCCGATCACCTACACGCGGCGGTGCCATTTCGTGCTGAGCACGGGAACGAGTTACCCGAGCTAACCTTATTCCTTTTTTGCGCGTAGCCGGTGACACCGGGGGCGGGGCTCGAACGGCGGGCCCCGCCCCGAACCTGCAAAGGGACCAAGCGATGAGTCGGCAAGAACGAGACGTTAGCGGCGTGCTGGTCGGGGTCGGCCATCAAGGCATGGCCCGGTACGGGACGTCGCAGTGGGACGGGCGTACCGAGCTCCTCAAGGCCCAGTCGGAGGAAGGGGCCAACGTCAACTTTTGTCCGTACGGGTGCAACGACGAGGAGCTCGACGAGCAAGGCTACTGCTTCCACCTGATCGGGTTTTCGCCCGACGGGAAGAAGCTGGAGCGGAACGTCGTGGGCGAGGACGGACGGGTGCGAACGATCGCCCCGGTCCGCAAGGTCAACGGGCGGTTTTCGATCGTCCACACGGAGCGGGTCGATCGCCACAAGCAGATACTGGTGCCGATCGTCCGGGGCGGGAGCTTCCGGGTATACGAAGACATCCCGCGGCCGGCGGACTATCCCGAATACGTTTCCGACGAGCTCAGCGATGAGGAGTTGGAGGCGATCGACGCCGAAGAGGCCGAAGAGGACGTTGACACGGCCGAAACCTACGGCCAGGGCGAGCGGGTTCACCGCCGTCCGCGGCCCGCCGGCGAGGACCCGCCGGCCGAAGAACCAGAGCCACCGAGTCAGCGGCGCTCCCGTAAGCGTCGCCCCACCACCGTCGCAGAGGAGTAAGCGAGCATGGCGGTCAATACGCTGCGGTTCGTGCAGCCGGGGCAGGCTGACACGAATAACGATTATTCGGACTCCATTTGGGGCACCTGCCCGCTGGAGTCGCTCCGGGACGGGGCCGTCCCTGGGGAATTGCTGGAGTACGACTTCGACGGCTTCAAGCTGTCGTCGAACGTCAACGCCGCGGAAGCGACGTGGGCGGACAAGTTCAACGTCTTTGGGTCGAACGGGGCCGTGGTCGCCGACGACGCGATCGTCGGCGGGTCCGTCAACATCGGCTCCGACGGCGACAACGAAGGCTGCTCGATCATCCAGTCGCAAACGACCTGGCAGATCAGCCAGTCGACGTACGGGTTCTGGTTCGAGGCCCGGATCGCCACGAGCACGATTGCCGACACGAAGCACGACATCTTCTGCGGCTTGATCGACTCGACGGCCGCAACGGCTACCTCGCCGATCACCGCGGCCGGGGCCCAGGCGGACGTCGGCCAGGTCGGGTTCTTCCGCCCCGAGACCGCCCGCACCGTGGCCGGGACCGGCGGCGCGATCATGAACACGGTGTACAAGGCCAGCGGCATCGCCGCGGTCGTCGTCCAGAACGACGCCGTCGCCCTGACGGCCAACACGTTCACCAAGCTCGGGATGCACTACCGCCCGGGTTACAACGTCTTCAACAGCGGGGCCGGGGACGGGTACGGCAAGTACCTGCTCAGCTTCTACCAGGACGGCAAGCTGCTGGCGACCCAGAAGCAAATCCCCTCGGGGGCGGGAACGGACTTCCCCAACAACGTCAAGCTCCGGTTCTTCTTCGGCGTTCTCAACGCAACCGCGTCCACGCCGGGCACCTCGTCGATCGACCGGGTCCGCATCGCCCAGGTGTACCAGACGGGTCTGTAGGCCAGGTGAGCCGGGGGACTCACCTGCGGGGGAAGTGGCCATGCCGGCAAAAAGTCAGGCCCAGAGGAAGTACCTCAACTGGCGATTCGGCCACGCCTGGGTGAAGGAACACCACTTCGACAACAAGGGCAAGCTGCCGGCCCGGGTCGGCACGAAGGCGACGAAGGCCAAACGGAGGCGGTGACATGGCGATGAAGCATTCCAAGATGGCCCATCACGGGACCCATCATCATTCCGCGGGCCACTCCGGGCACGGGCACGGCAAGGGCAAGAAGATGATGACGCGGGTCGGCGGCCACAACGGGCACGCCCACGGAGCCGGCCGGCACCTCAACCATACGACCGAGCACAGCAAGGGCTGTTGCTCGGCCGGCGACTACTTCCACGGCACGAACGAGCATATGTACGAGTAGGGCACGGACGGCCGTATGGGCGAATCCGACCTCACAGCGGCGTACGACGACCTGCGTAAAGACGTCGGGTATCACCTCGGCTACACGCGGGACCCGACCGTTTGGAACAGCCGCCAGAGTGACAACGTGGCCGCAGTCCTCAAAGCGGGGCTGCGGCAGTTCTACTACTGCGGCTATCCGTGGAGCTTCCTCAAAACGCCGACCCGGGCCGTCACGTTGCACGAAGGGCAGAACGTGGCCAACCTGCCGGCGGACTACGGGTCCTGCGAGGGCCCGGTCACGGTCTCGGTGGACGGGCAGAGCAGTTTCTACCGGCAGTTGCTGCTCGGGACGACGCAAGACGTCTACCTCCGCGAAAAGCGGATGCCGGACACGCCGGGGTCGCCGGAAATCCTCTGCGAGGAGATCGTGCCGGGGACGCCCAGCGTGCTCGGGTCGACGCGGTCGCGGTTCCACGTGTGGCCCTCGGCGGACGCGACGTACACGCTGACCTTCCCGATGTCGATATTGCCGGCCGCCCTGAGCGGGACGTTGCCGTTCGCGTACGGCGGGGCCCAGCACTCGCAGACGCTGCTCCAGTCGTGCAAGGCCGCGGCGGAGCGTGACATCGACTCGATCGGGCCCCAGGACCCGCGGGCGATTCATCAGCCGGAATTCGCGAAGATGCTCGAACAGAGCAAGATGATCGACCGGCGGAACAAGGCCCAAACGGTGGGGCCGATGTGGGACCGGAGCGACCTGCGGCGGCGACGGGTGCCCGGGACGACCCCGCGGCCGTTACTGCCGATCCTGGTGCAGGGCCAGCTTTACGATTGAGGGCTGTTATGGCGAAGAAGAAGCATCCCGGCTTCAAGAAGGTGGCCGCGGGCATCGCCAAAAAGGAAGGCGTCTCGAAGAAACGGGCCGGGGCGATCCTGGCCAGCGCGACCCGCAAGGCGTCGTCGAAAGCGAAAAAGGCCAACCCGCGGTTGAAGCGGGTGAAGGGCAAAGCCAAGAAGCGGTAAGGCTGCCCCCGGCGGCGTAGCCGGGCGGACCCGACAAGGGGAAAGCGGAAAAGGATCAGCCAAGGGGTCAGTTATGAGCCAGAAGTACCGGAAACAGTTCGTCGACGCGCTCGGCGGGATCATCTTCGACGCGGTCGGCAATCGCATCGCGGCCGCCGCGGTCGGCACGCCGACCAATTCGATCGCCGGGTACTTGCCCGGCTGCACCTACCAGAACCTGACCGACCCGGCGGTGGTCGGAAGCATCTTCTACGTCAACACCGGGACTCTGGCGTCTTGCACCTGGACCAACGTCCTTTAACCTCGTCGGGCCGCGGCCCGGACCTTCGACAGGAGCCTTACGATGTCAACGCCAACGACACCGACGAGCATGGTCAACCGCCTCATGGGGCTGGAGGCGTTTACGGACGGCCTTCTGCTCGGGGACGGCACGACGATCGGCGGGACCGGGGCCAACGCCAGCGTCATCGTCGTTCCGCCAGCCACGACAACCCTGACGTTGACCGCGGCCCTTCACGGCAACCGCCGGCTGAACATCGCCTCGACCGGCGGCCTGGCGATCACGCCGCCCGCGGCTACCGGGACCGGAATCGCGTACACGTTCTTTGTCTCGGCCACGATCAGCGGCGGGTCGTTCACGATCGACGCGAAGGCCGGCAACTCCGCGGACGTCTTCTGCGGTATCGCATGGCAGAACAAAACGGGTACCGGCATTACGACCACGCCGACCGCGGCCAACACGAACCTGCTAACCCTCAACGGCACGACGACGGGCGGCATCCTCGGCGACCTCATCACGATGGTTGACGTCGGGACCCACGCCTGGAACCTGGAAATTGTCGGTCAATACACGGGGTCATTCTCGACCCCATTCTCCAACCACTGAGGTAATCGATCCGCATGTCGCAAGGCATCCTCTTACCCGCTGGCGCTGACGCCCCGGACCAACAGCCGGCCCCGCAGAACGGTGCGGCCGGCAAACCTGAAAGGCCGAGCCTCTGGCTCGAATTCCACCCCGAGAACCAATCGGTCGAGGTCCGGGTCAACCCGGAGAAGGTCAAGACGTGGGATTTCGCCCGGGCCTTGTGTGTGATGGCCCAGCAGGCGTGCGAGCGGATGGCCGAGCTTCAGATGGCCCAGCAGGCACGCGAGGCGATTCAAAATAACGCCCTGGTGGATCAGGTCATGAGGGACCTGCCCCGCAAGCGGCGATAACCGTCTTCACCATCCCGTAGCCGCGTGGGCCCGTGCCGGTAACGGAATCGGCACAGTAGATCATGCTGACGCGGATTGCGACTCCGCCGATGCAGAGGTCAATACGGGGTGGTGAATCTTTAACCACCGTCGGCCGGTTGCCCTGGGGCGGGTAACCGGCCGGCTGCACAAAGGGGGCAGGCCATGCGACAAAGCGAGAAGATCAATTCGATCCGGCTGTTCGAGCGGCTCCTGCCGACCAACAGCTCGGACGCGGCGTACGCGGCGATCACCCCGACGGTCACCGACCCGCTCCTGACGGCGACAAAGGGCTGTATCGACCTGACCGGCGGCAACGCGACGAGCCTCATGGGCGGCGGCTCCCCGGCGGTTCGGCGGTGCATGTTCATCCCGTTCGGCCTGAGCGCCAACAACGACGCCTTCACCATGCGGGTCTACGGCTGGAAGCGGGCCATACCGCTCAAGACGGACGCGACCAGTACGGTGCTGTGGGTCCCGACGCTCATCCTGAAAGACGTCACCTGCACGATGGGGGCAATGACCGGGGTCGCCGGCGCGGCCGTGCTCGATACCGAGTCCTTCTGCGACACCGTCGTCCCCGGCAACCCGATCGCCACCTACTGGGCGGCCAAGGGCCGGGACGCCACGCCGGCGGATACGATCCAGGGGCAATACCAGTTCTTTTCTCCGGCGGACGATACGATCGGCATGTTCGAGGTCCCGACGGCCGGATTTGAGCGGCTCCAGGCGACGTTCAAACAGTCGACCAACAGCCCGGCGATGAACGCCCTGTACGCCCTGTTCGGCGAGGTGTGAGTGGACGCGATTCTGCCAGTCCGGTTTCCCGTCCGCGGGATCGACCTGTCCGACGGCATCAGCGGTCAGCCGCCGCTGACGACGGCCGTCGGTACCAACGTCCGGGCCTTCGACTCGATCGGCCTTCGCGGCCGGGGCGGCAGTCGGCCGGGCATTTTGCCCATCCCGCCGGGCCAGGTGCCGGCCGGGGCCCATTTGATCCAGCACCTAAACACCGTCATCACGACCGACGCCAACGCGGTGCCGGACACGACACCCGATTACCCCAATCCGGTCTTCCCGAATCCGAGCACGCCGGGCTCGCCGGAGTATTGGGGCTATTACCCGGACGGGGCCCCCCGGGACACCAGGTCGCCGCAGGACAGTTTCCCGCCGGGCGGCAGCGGGTACACGCCGAACAAGAACGGCAAGGTCACCCACCACCTGACCATCTACGGGCCGTCCGCGGTCAAGAACTACTCCGACACCCAAACCTGGACGCCGGGCACGCCGTTCTACACCGGCTTTTTGCAGCCGGGCGACACGTTGAGCGCGACGTATTCGAGCGCCGGGGACCCGGCGATGAGTGCGGTCGGGGTGTACGGGGTCAGCGTCAACTACTCGCTGACGAACACGACCGGCGACGGCTATGTCGTCGACGCCGTTATTCCGGGGACGCTCGTCGTCCAGCCGGACCCGCCGCCGGCGACCAAGCACTGCTACTGCGTCAAAATCTTCGGGACGATCACCAAGCCGGCCCCGGACCCGTTGCACTGGACGGGACAGCCGGTCTCCTCGATCGGGGTTATCTGTGCCTCGTCGGAGCCGGGCAGCGGGATCAACGGCAAGATTCCGTTTTCGTCGAACGGCCTGCCGATCGGCTCGTCGTGCTACGCGGACATCGCCCGGTTCCTGCTGAACCACGTCGGGGCCGACGCCTACGCGACGGTCACCGCCGACACGGTCGGGACGCCCTCGGTTACGGCCTGCTCGGCCGACGACGGGACATGCACGATCGCCCTGACGACCGACCATAACTGTTCGCCCGGTGCGGTCGGGTCCATCATCGGAGCCGGTTGATGGGTGCCGACGTCCAAATGAGTTTCCCGGTGGCCGGCATGGACCGGAGTCGGGCGTATTGGGACCAGAGCCCGCGGCCCCTGCCGCCCGGCCAGTGGAACGCCAGCGGTCACGCGCAGGTGGTTCCGGGGGTCGGGGTCCAGGATCAGCCGACCGACGTCTACGGCCGGACGACGCACCTCGGGATAAACGTCCGGGGGTTTGAGGCCACGCTGGACCGGCGGCGGGGTGGGACTCGGCCGGGGTTGGGAAAGTATGTGGCCGGGGCGGTCGTCGCGGACTGGATCATTCAGGACTTGAACCGGGTTGTCACAATAGGGGGCGGGGCCGTGCAGACGTCACAAATGGGCCGGGTCGTGTGGCTCGTCTCCGTCAGCCAGGGCAACGTCTATTACGCCCGGGCCGGCGAAACGTCTTGGTCGACCGCGTCCAACGCGACGGCCGACAGTCCGCCGCTCGTCTTCACCGGGGTAGTCTTCTCGGCCGCGAACGGTCAAAAGCTGTGGTTCGCAGACGGCAGCAACTACAAGTATTTCGACCCGGCGACGACGACGGTTTACAACTGGGTCGCGACGGCCGGGTCGTTGCCGGTCGACGGCGACCATAACACGCCGCGGCTCATCGCCAACTGGCGGGGCCGGATCGTCCTCTCGGGTCTGTTCCTCCAGCCGCAAGCGCTGTTCATGAGCGCCGTAGACAACCCGCTCAACTGGGATTTCGCCCCGGTCAACTACACCCCGACCCAGGCGTTCGCGACCACGGTCGGCCCGCAGAACAGTCCCGGGGCCCCGATTACAGCCCTGATTCCGTTCAATGACGACGTCATGGTGATCGGGACCGACCACGAAATTTGGCTGGTCAACGGCGACCCGCAAGCCGGCGGCCAGGTCAGCCTCATGACCAACGCGATCGGCATTGCCTGGGGCGAAGCGTTCTGCCTGGACCCGTACGGCACCTGCTACTTCTTCTCGAACAAATGCGGCGTTTATTCGATGGCTCCGGGCCAGGAGCCGCAGCGGATCTCGCAGGCGGTCGAACAGTATTTGCAACTGGTCGACACCGGCACCAACGGCATCCGGCTGGTCTGGGACGACAAGTTTCAGGGGGTGCATATCTTCGTCACCCCGCTCGCCGCCGCCGGGCCCGCCACCCACTTCTTTTGGGAGGCCAGGACCTCGGCCTGGTGGCTCCAGGTGTTCGCCAACGACAACCACAACCCGGTCGCCGTGTGCGACTTTGACGGGAACACGACGACCGACCGAAGTGTCCTCATTGGGTCCTGGGACGGGTACGTCCGCTACTTCGACCCGGCCGCGCTGGATGACGACGGCACGCCGATCGCCAGCGAGGTGTGGCTCGGGCCGATCCTGAGCAAGACGTTCGACGAAATGCGGGTCGACGAGATCGTCGCCGACCTGGACGAGTCTTCCGGGTCGGTCCGGTGGGACATGTTCCCGGGCCTGACGGCGCAAGCCGCCTTGGCGGCCGCGTCGGTGGAGAACGGGACGTTTGGGGCCGGGCGGAGCGCCGCCGATCCTGTCCGCGTGGCCGCTCATGCCCTGTGGCTCAAGCTGTCATCGACCGAGCGGTGGGCGTACGAGCGGGTCCGGTTGGGCGTCACCGAAAAGGGCCCGATGACGGGCCGGAGGAAGTAATATGCCGTACTCGATCAGCCAGCCGGTCATGAATCCCGGGGCCGCCGGGTATTACAACCAGCAACTGCAACTGAACCTGAACAATTACAACAACATTCAGGCTCAGTACCAGCAAGCGCAGCAGAACGCCACGGGCCAATTGCAGGGCATCTACGCCGGCTACGGGTCGCTGAGCCAGAGCGTGCTCAACATGCTCGGGGTCGGCAAGGCCGGCGATTGGGGCGTCGCCACCCCGGCCCAGCAGCAAATCGCCCGCCAGTACGCGCAGTCGCAAGGCCAGAACCAGCAGAGCCTGATTAACTCCGGCCTTGGCAATTCGACGTTGCTCGCCAACGTCATGAATCAGGGCAACCTCCAGGCCGCGCAAGCCTACGGCAACCTCGGGGCTCAGCTTGCCCAGACGGCCGCGGGGTACACCTCGCAAATCGGGCTCGCCGGCCTGAGCGCCCGCCAGCAAGGGGTCAACACGCAACTCGGGTTCGCCGGCCAGGAGCTCGGCAACCTGTCGCACTTCAACTTCGCCCCGAACATTAACTTGTACGGCCAGGCGAGCTACTCTTATTCGCCCAACGGCGGGTACGGCGGCGGATACGGGGCCGGCGGCGGGACCGGCGGCGGGTCGTACCAGGGGTCCTACCGGCCCAGCTTCCAAGCCGGTTCGCTCGGGTCGTACGGCGGCGAGTTCGGTGGCTACGACTTCCCGAACAACACCCCGCAGCAGCCCGGCGGTCAGGCCGGCGGGGAAGAAGACTACTACCCCGGCGGCTATTACCCCGGCGGGGAAGGGGAGTCGTACGACACCGGAGAAACCGGTTATTAGCACGGGTTCAGGGAGGGTCGATCGATGCGGATTTACAACTGTCTGTTTGAAGACGTCTCTATCGCTGCCGCTCAGGACCTGGTGCAAATCACCGGGGCCGCCGGCAAGATGATGTTCATCATCGAGATGGCTGTCGGGTGTACCGACACGGCACTCGCGACCGGCCAGGACATCAAGGTCCGGGCCCGGTACCTGCCGGCGACCGTTTCGGTCGGGTCCGGGGGCACAACCGGCATTACGCCGAGCAAGGTGGACCCCGGGGACGCGGCCTGTTCGTCTTCGACTTGCGCGACCAATAATACCAGCCAAGCGACGACGAACGGAACGGCGGTCAAGCTGTACGAAAACGGTTGCCACCTCTATCAAGGGGACCGGTACCGCTTCCCGGATGCCGAGCGGCCGCCGATCGGCCCGTCCGAAGCGTTCGTGTGGGAATTGCTCTCGACCGTCTCGGGGACGGTCCATATGAGCGGCTACGTCAAATTCGGGGAAGTCGGAGGTTGAGCCATGCGGTACCTGCACAATCAATTTGGGTTCTCGGCCTACAGTGCCGAAGGCCGGATCGTCTGCCATATCATCTGTAAAACGCCGGCGGTTCCGGCCGCGCCGCCGGCGATGGGCGTTCCCGCCCGCCCGGCGATGCCGGAGCAGATTCGGCCGGCGAGCACCTGGGCGTTCGAATTCGTCGGGCGGCCGATCACGTCGGCCGAGCTCGACGACCTGGTTAGCACCCTCCAGGCGGCCGCGACGATGGCCGATGCAGAGCGGGATAAAGAAAAGGCGGCCGCCAAACATGGCTAAGGCAAAGCAAATCTGCGCCTGCACGCCGTCACTCGGCCTCGTGTCGATGTGGTGGGCGCGGCAGTTCACCAACCTGCTCTGGCCGCTTAACATGGGTCGGCAGGTCATGATGAAACATGACTCGGTGGGCGGCGAGATCGCGGAAACGCGGAACTCGATCGTCGTCGATTGCTTGAACCTTGAGACCGACTCGCTCGAAGTCGACTCGCTCTTTTGGGTGGACGATGACGTCCTCCTGACCCGCGGGGCGCTCGTGCAACTGTACTCGCACCATAAGCCGATCGTGGCCGGGTGCTACTTCACCAAGAGCGACCCCTCCATTCCACTCCTGTTCCCGGAGCGGATGGGTGGGACGGCCCCGTTCGTGCCGAACAAGGTCGTCCCGATGTGGGGCGTCGGCATGGGCGTAACGCTGGTCAAGATGGACGTCTACAAGGCGTTGATACCCAAGGTCGGCCGGGACAAGTACGGCCGCCCTGAGTGGTATCGAACCAACCGGGAGTACAAGGTCGAGGACGGGATGCTCGATTGCGGCGGGACGGAGGATCTCTTTTTTTGCGAACTGGCCGCCAAAGAGGGCATAACGCCGATCGCCGATTGCTCAAAACACGCCTTCGGCTGGCACCATGACCGGGAGACCGGGCAGGGCTATCCGAAAGAGCAGTTCGACCAGTGGAAGTCGGCCAAACAGATTGTCTGGCCCGACGGAACCGTTTGGGAGTAACGCGATGGCCGCGACCAAGAACCTCATCAACTACGAGACCGGCGGGTCGATCACGGCCACGCTGCCCTCACTGGCCAGCGGGTCCGCCTGGGAGTCGGCCGTCGTCGACAACTCCTCCAACAAGTTCCTCGACGACCTCATCACCGTAACCTTTACGATCGCCAGCGGCACGCCGACCTCGAACGGGCCTTACGTCAACTTCTACGCGGCGGCCTCGGCCGACGGGACACTGTTCCCGCAGACGCAACTTTCCAACGGCACGACCTACGCGACCGGCACCGGCAGCCAATCGGTCGGGGCCCTGGGCGTTCCGCCCAATCTGCGGTTGATCGGGTCGATGGCGCTTCAGACGACGAACAGCGCGGCCGAACGGACGTTTCGGACGGAGCCGATGTCCGTCGCCCGGGCGTTCGGCGGGGTCCTGCCGCAAAAGTATTCGATCATCGTTGAAAATCAGGTCGGGGTGGCGCTCTCCAGTTCGACGACGACGTCGGCAAATAACATCGCCCACCAACCGATCACCACTACCAGTGGCAACTGATGCCCGGAACGATCATCACCCGGCCGGTCCCGAACCTCGGGCACCCGGTCAACGTGGGCAAGGTCTCATGGTGGCTGGCGGACGCGCAGACCGGCGGCCTCCAGGACATCATCGGCCAATGCTCCGTCCGGGCGTCCCGATCCACGCAACCCCACTTCGGCGGCCCGGCCTGTCCGGGGCAAATCGGGCCGGCCGTCCAGCCGTCCGGCAGCGTCTTTACCTCTCAGGCCGATAACAATTACGGGCCGGTCTCGAACCTCGCCAACGGGGCCGCCGGGTTCTCGTTCGCGGCCTGGGTTTACCCGTCCGGCACGACCGGCGGCGTCATCGCCTGCAAGGGGACCGCCGCGACGACCGGCAACGGGACCGGGTGGGCGATAAGGTTCAACGGCGGGGCCGGCCAGCAATTCACCTTCAGCGTCGGCCGGGCCACCGCGAACATGACGGCCAAGCCGAATACCGGCATCGTCGCGAACCAATGGACCCGGATCGGTGTGACGTTCGGATCGCTCAACACGTCGGCGCTCACCTGTTACTACAACGGCGTCGCCACGGCGGCCACGCTGACGGCCGGCAGTGGAGCGCTTGGCCTTGAAGGTTTAGGACCGGTCGTTCTTGGCGTGTCACAGGGCGCAATCGTGCCGTGGACCGGCTGGATGTACGACCTTGCCCTCTGGAACCGGGCACTCAACCCGGCCGAAATGTACGAGGAATACCTCGAATCGGTCAGCGGCTACCCGAACGCAATGCTCTGGCCGGACGCGCTGAACGGGCCGTCTGCCGCACCGGCCGTGTCCAGTTGGCAGCCGTTGGGCATCAAGGCCTTCAGCTTTCCGACGCCGGACGATTTTGGATCCCCGCCGCCCCGGCTGTCGCCTGTGTACCTGGCACAGCCGGCCGCCGGCAACGACGTCATTGTCAAACCGCGGGTCGACCTGCCGGACCCGCGGCCGCCGGAGCCGCAGAAGGGCGACGTGCGCCGGCCGATGCTGTTCGGCCTGACCCCCAACCCGCTCCCGCCGGGCCCGGGCAAGGGCGACAAGACGCCGTTCGTCCGCCGGCTCCCGGCCGGAACCAGCGAAGACGACAAGCGGCGGCTGGAGCGGGTGCATGACCAGCTTTCGAGCCTCATTAACTCGCTCATCGGGCAGGGGATCGCCGTACAATTGACGCCGGACAAGTGGACCTGGCGGGCCGGGGCCCGGGTCGAAAACCGACACCCGACGGCGATCGATGACGCCACGCAAGGCGTCGTGGTCGGGGCCCTGTGGGTGTGTTCGACCGACTCGACCCGGTTTATCTGCATGGACAACACGGTCAACGCGGCCGTCTGGTCGTCCTTCTGAGAGGTGCTCTATGGCGTTTGAAGACTACACGGGCGACGACGGCCAGCAAGCCGACGACGGGGGCGAATCGAACGATGCCATCTACCAGCGCTACCAGCGGGGCGACCTTCAGCCGGCAGGTGAGACGGGGGTCTCACCTGGCCAACAAGAGCCCAATTGGACCGCGGTCGCCACATCCATGCCGACCTGGAATCAGGGCGACGAGATCGACCTCCAGCGGCTCACCAACGGGGCGAGCTACGTCCGCAACCAGGCCATGAGCGGCCGGTGGGGGCCAGAGACGGTCGACTCCATTACCAGCCAACTCAACCAGCAGCTCGGGCCGATGATGCAGCGGAAGGCGCAGGCCGAACAGTTCCAGCAGCAGCAACAGGTCAACCAGGCCCTCCACCAAAACGCGCTCACCCAGGGCATCCGGGCCGCCGACATGAAGGCGCAGGCGGCGACATTCCCGGAAACGATCCACGAACTCTACAACCCGAACACGGGCGGGATCGATCGGTACATCCCCGACGGCAAGGGCGGCTGGCAGATTCAAGAGGCCCAGGACGTCCTGGCCGCCTCGCAGTCCCGGGCCGGGGGCGGAGAAGGGGGCGGCGAAGGCGGTGGTGATGCAGGCGGTGCGGACATCGGGCCACCGGCTCCGACCCAGGATCAGGGCCCGATGGCCCCGGACGGGAAACCCTACGGCGACCAGCCGCGGTACCGCCCGGTCACCGGCGAGGACGGCGTCACCCGTCAGCAGCGGATACCGTCTCGGGCCGAATACGAAGCGATGCAGAACGCCACCCCGGAGCAACAGGTCGCGATCGCCGACCGGATCGCCCGCGGCACGTTCGGGGCGGCAAACCCGCTCAGTACCGGCGGCGGCGGGTTCACCGGGACGATCCAGAACGGGCCGTACCGCGACCAGTTCGCCGGCGGCGGCCTGACCCAGACCAACCGGCCTCCGGCCCCGCCGCCGGCCCCGGCCCCGCAAGCCGGCTCTCCGGCTGACTTCCATAGGCAAGCGATGGACATGGTCGGCCCGCCGCCGGCTCAGTTCTATCGCGGGGCGCACGGCCAGCAAATGCCCAACCCCGCATATTCCCGATGGGCGGCGGACGTCCGGGCCACCGCGGCCGATCTGCACAAGGAGCATCGCCAACAGATCAGCCTCGCCGCCCGCGACAAGCTCGAAGATCAGCGGGAGCAGAACCGCCAGTCGCTGTTGCAGCAGCGTCAGGATTATCAGGAGCACCAAAAGGCTCAAACGGAAAAGGCCAACGCCTGGGACACGATGTACCGTCATCACGTCGACAAGCTGCAAGAAGAATGGGACAAGATGCGGCATTCCCCGGCCGGCGGGTTCAAAGAGATCGCCCCCGAAGATCGGCCGCCGGAATTCCAGAACCGGCAAGCGATGGAGCGGGAAGCAGAGAACCGGGCCGATGCGGATTGGAAACGGGGCCACGGCGGGGCGCTACCCGAATCCCGCCAGGTCGCGCTCCGGCAACGCCAGGCGGCCGACGACGCCGACGCTGCCGACCGGGCGAAGAAATTGAAGCTAACCCCGGAGGAGCAGGCGCTGTATAAGACAGTTCGGCTGGAGCACGGGGCAGCCCACGCGGCGGCCCAGCAGGCCGGCAATGCCCCGCCCGCACCCCCGGCCCCACCGGCCGCCCCGATGTCCTCCCGCCAAGCGGCCGCCGGCGTCCCCGACGAAGCGCGACGCATCCGACAACTCCTGGGGCTTGAATAATGGACGAGACCGAAGACCAACCGTCGCCAGGTGAGACGGGCGGCTCACCTGCCGTCGCCGAGCAGCCTCAGCCCGACCTGAGCGACCCCACCTACCGGTCGATCATCGCGACCCGGCCGCAGAACGCCCCGGCCGCCTGGTCGCTCGCGGACCGGCCGGACCAACAGACCGCCCAGGCCCGGATGCAAGACTTTCTGCGGACCCACGCGATCGCCGGCCGCAGTTACGATGAAATGGCGAGCAACTTCCGGTCGTCGTTCGGCGGCCTCGAACCGCCGCCGCCGGAGACCTACAAGACGTGGGAAGACCGGCGGGCGCAAGAGGGGTTGCTCGACCTCGTCCGGGCTCAGGCCCAGAAGGACCAGCCGACGACGTCGGGCTTGGTGTACGCGGCCGCCTTCCCGCGAGACATCGCGACGGCCTACGTCTACGGCAACGCCAAGAAGCGGTTTGAGGAAGGCACCCCGACCGGTCAGGACTACGGGGTCATCGCCCATTACGAGCAAGAGCAGCAGCGGCGGGCGTCGTTCGAGCAAACGCTCGGCGGCTTCCTCGGAGCCCGGGCGCTCGAAGCTCCGGGCCAGTTGGCGGGGTTTCTAATGGGCGGGGCCGCCGCCGAAGGGGCCGTAGCCGGGACCTCGCTCGCCGGCGGCGGGATCGGCATGGCCCTCGCCCGGGCTCCGCTCCAGGCGGCCCTGACGCCCAATATCGGCCTCCAGGGGTTGCTCCAGAGGAATATCGAGGCCGGCCGGGACCCTCTGGACCTCCGCGGGGTACCGGCGACGGTCGCCCAGGGGTCGCTTCAGGTGGCCGCGTATGAACTCAGCGGGGCCGCGCTGGGTAAGGTCGCCCCGAACGCCAGCGTGCTCGGCCGGGCCGCCGGGGCCGGATTGGCCGGGCCGTTCACCCAGCAAGCCGCCGACCTGGCCAGCTACGCCGTCGGGGCGCAAACACGCTACGGCAGCCTTCAGGACGCCTTTGAAGGCAAATGGGGGGACGTCGGCAAACACGTCGCCAACGACATCCTCGCCAACGCGCTGTTTTCCCTGACCCATGGCGCGGAAACGGCACCCGAAACGGCAACCGATACGGCAACCGGTGGACAACCACAACCAGGCGGGCCGCAAGGACCTACGCCATTTGGCCCTGGTGGAAACGGTAACCAAAATGGTAACCAAGTGGTAACCGCCGGCCTTCCTCGTCGTGGGCAAGCCGTTATCGACCGGGCGGTGGACTACTTCAACCACCTTCGGGGGATGCGGTACACGGTCGACGCCGCCGCCCGCGAGATTCGCCGGGTCAATCGCATCTTCACCGATGCCGTTAAGGCTAACCCTGACATCACTTCCGACGAGATTCTTGATCGGTTCGATGGATACACGGGGCCTTCCCGGGCCTTCATCGAGGCGATGGCCGACAACCTGCCCAAGCGGGTTGCGCCCGAACCTCAAAATGAACCCCCGGCAGAACCGCCCGTTGCTTCGCCTAGCGTCGCTCAGGAGCCTCCCACGCCGCCGGAGGCCCAACAGCCCGCTCAAACAGCCGATCGTGCCTCCGTGGGCCAGCCTGCGGCCGCTCCCGCGGCCCCCGAACCGGCCCCGGCACAGCCGGAGAACCGCAAGCCTGGTCGCATACAGGCCGGGGAAGGGGAGATTATCCGCCGGGGCCAGCGGGACCTCGACCCGGCCGAAGCTCATGCGATCGAGACGTTTGGCGAGGGGAACGTCGTCAGGATTCCGCTGATGCGGGACGGCGACCGGGTCGGGCACGCCACCGTGGCCGAAGAGGGGGACAGCCTGCACGTCGCCTGGATGGGCGCGACCGGCATGGCCGGCGGGGAAGGCCGGGGCAACCACCCGTTCGGCAGCCGCGAGGTCTTCTCGTTGGCCGGCGACCTGGCCCGGGCTGTGCCGGACGCCAAATGGCTCAAGTACACCCCGGCGGAGGGACGGATCGGGGCCGGCAAGCAACGGATCATCGACCTGGACGCGCTCCGTAACCGCGGGGCCGATACCAGGCCGCCGGCGGAGAAGTTGGCCGAGCTCGATAAGCTGGCCAGGGCGGGACACCCGGTTAGTTTCGACCAGATATTTGACGCCGCCGGCATGACGCCGGACGAGCGCGACGCCTTCCTCGGGTTTCACCCGGACGTCGGCGGTAAGAGCCTGCGGGCGATGGCGGCCGACCTGGGCGTGTCGCACGAGACGGTTCGCAAGCGGCTCAACAGCGCGATCGAAAAGCTCGGGCTGTCGCCGGACGTCAAAGCCAGGCTGCTCGACCAGGAGAAGCTCGAACACGAACACGATGGGATCATCGACGGCCGGATCGCGGACCCGGCGGACGTCAAGAAGGCCACCCGCAAGAGCACGCGGGACGCGGCCGCCAAGGAACAGGCCCGGCTCGACCAGTGGGGCAATTGGCTCAGTAAACAGGGGGCGCTAAATGAATCCGATCAGGCACGCATTGCAGAGCGGATACGCCGGGGTGAGACGGCTCCGGGCTATGAGCGTAAGGTTGCCCAACGACCGGCCCAACAGCCGGCACCCGTTCCACCTGCCAACGCCCCTCTACCAGTCGGCGCTCCAGCAGTTGCGAATCCGGGCCCGCAGCCCGGGTCACCTGCCGGCGGGGGCCCCGCACCTGGGCCTGCCGATGCCGGGCAGCCCCAAGCCGCCGGCGACGAGTTAGCCCGCCGGCAAGCCGAGCGGGCCGCCGCCAACCAGCGGGCGGCCGAAGCAAAGGCCAACCTGGACCGGCAGCGGCGGGCATACGCCGACGAGCTCCGCCGCAGCCCCGCCAAGCTCGCCGCCCGCGTCGCCCATCGGCTGAAGCGGGCGGACCTCGAAAAGCTCGCCAAAAGCCTTGGCGTCAAGCACGTCGGGTCGATGCCAAAGGACCGCCTCGCCCTGGCCGCGGTGAAGACGCCTAAAGGGGTCGACGCCCTCATCGGCCATATCGGCGAGCCGCCCGTTGTGCAGGAGGGGGCCCGCCGCCGGCGGATCGAGCAGCGCTTCCCGGAAGTGTTCGCCGCCGCCCGTCAGGGCGGGGTGGACTTCGGCGCTCTCCACGGGTACGCCCAGGAACTGCTCGCGCAGGGCAAGGAACACGACGAAGCATTTCAAGCGATGCTCAAAGACGCCCGGGAAGGCCTCAAAGCCGAGGGGACCAGTCCGCAGAAGCTCGCCGCCATTTTCCGGGCCGGCGGCGACCATTCCGGCGTCCGCGGGTTTGATACCGTCCTCCGGTCGATCGCCGGCCGGCATCCGGGATTCTTCGGCGGCTACCGCGGGTACGAGGGGGACGGCGGCCCGGAAGAAACGTACGACGCCGCGGAGGCCCTGTGGTCATACCTCAAGGGGGAATGGCCCGGCGGCATCCCCCGCGCGCCGATGACGGAGCAACAAGCCTATGAGCAAGCACTCGAAGAAGGCCTCGCCCACCGCGAGCGGGAACTCCGCCGCGAGGCCGCCGCTGACAACATCCCAGCGCAAGACGCTGAGAGCGCTGTACGAGTTGGGGAAGGCGAGGGGGAAGATGAGAGCGCAGCGGAGGCGGCGGCTATTTCCGGCGACCAGGGGGATGATCCAGGCGACTTCGACCCCGCCGAATTCGGGGCCGGGGCAGGCCGGCACGCCGCCCCCGAATCCCTCGACGCCGCCGTCGGAGAGTCCTTCGTCAACGCCGCCAGAGATTTCCTCGCCGGAGAGGATGGGACCCTCTGGCTCCCCGGAAACCCCGCCGCCTGGCGAGACGCCGGAACCAAACTCCGACGAGCCGGACAATTCATCGTCGACGCCGTCGGACGACTAAACGGCCGAATGTTCCCGGCGACGACGCGGCTCGACCCCGCCGCCGGCGAGAAGATGGCCAAGTACGCCACCGTCCGGCCGTTCGTCGAATTGGCAGCCGAGCATTACCTGGACAAAGTCCTTTACCCCGGCGCGTCCGACGCGGCCCGCCGGCAGGCCGGGGCCGTGCTCACCGAGCGGCGGCTCCGGTATATGCGGTTCGCGTTCAAGCGGGCGGCCCAGGACGCCCGCCGGCAATCCCAACAACACCTCGCGGCCGCGCAGCAGACCGCCAACCCCGTCCAACAGCAAATGCACCTGCGGGAATCGACCCGGCAGAAGCGGCGGGCCAACGTGTACGACCGGTGGGCCGGCAACGTCTCTTCGATCGTCGGCGCACCGGGGTCGCCAATTGCCGATTTCGCGACGTACCGCCGCTGGCTCAATTCGCCGTCGATGCAGCGCGTCATCCGCGATTGGGAGCAGCACTTCGTTCCGGTCATGGAGGCGAACTTCCGGGCCGCCCAGGGCCTGGCCCCGACCGACCCGATCGACAGCCTTACCCAGATTCCCGGGTCGCCCATTAACATCAAGGCCCTCCGGCCGGGCGATGACCCGATGGCCCCGTCCTCGGTGCGGGTGTCCGAAGGCGGGCCCGGCACGCTCCGCAACACCCGGGCCCGTAAGTTCCGGTTCGCCGAGTCGGCCCGCGGCGACGCCTCGGGCTACGACGTCGACCTCAAAAACATCATCGAAGCGACCCTCAATCACGGGGTGCCGGTCGCCCGCAAGGCCGACATGTTGCGTCAACTGGTCGATGCCGGCCTGGCGAAGTGGGTTGTGGAAGGCCAGCCGGCCGTGTTCGGCGACGACGAACGGCCGGGCCGCGAGATCCCGAACGTCCGGCCGCCGATCGGGACCCAGACGAACCTCCGCCGGCAGACCGCCCTTTCCGTCCACCCCGACGTCTACGGCGAACTCCGCCGGGCCCTGGCGGTGGACGAGCCCGGGGCGTGGGCGGCGGTGACCAACGGGATCATGAGCCTGCCGATGGCCGGGGCCCTGGCCTCGGGCGTGGAAGCGGCAAGCCATACGATCAACCTGGCCGGGTCGATGTTCGAGCCCGGGGCCAACCCGATCCACCTGGCCACGGGAATCTACCAGCGGATTCGCGACTACCCGGCGTTTCGCGAGAAAATGCTCAAGCTGGCCGAAATCGGGGCCGTTAAGCCTCACGGGATGGAGTCGGGCACCATCAGCCAGCAATTGCAGAGGGCCGCCGGCCTGTTCGGGGCGAAGCTCCCGGATTGGGCTCACCGGGTCGACCCGACCCTGTACCTGGGGCGGGCCCTGCACGCCTTCGACGGGGCGACGCGGATCATGCTCGACAAGGCCTACGACCACCTGGTAGCGACCGGGGCCATGCCCGACACCGTCACGGGCCGCCGCGACTTCATTAACCGGACCGGGCAGTACAGCGCGAAGGCCCAGAATGGTTTCATCGCCCTGCTCCGGGCCACCGGCATCGGCCCGTTCGCGACGGCCGCGTCGCAAATGAGCGTCAACGCCGTCCGCCGGGTCTTCATGGGCGGCGGGGTCGGTAAAGGGGTCGCCGGGACCGTGCGGATGACGGCGGAGGGGTGGGCCAGGCTCTTCGGGCTGGTCGGGGCCAGCGTCGTCGCCAACCTGCTCGCCTGGAAGCGCTGGGACGGGGCGGATGACGTGCCCTTCGGGGCGATCAAGGTCGGCAAGACCAAAGACGGCCGCAGCCTCTACATTGATACGCCGGCGTCCCTGGTCGCCCGCCGGGGGATGCGGGCCGTCGGGCTGCTGGCCTTCCTGGACGCGGCCAGGCATAAGGAAGTGACCGGGGCCACCCAGGACAAGGCCCTTTCCGACGTCGGGCATTCTCTCGCCCACCCGGCGATGGGCCCGGGCGTTCAATTCGGGTACATGGCGGCGACCGGCAAGAACACGCTCGGGCATCGGGTCGCCGCTAAGGTCGAACACGGACAGGCCGAGTGGCCGGAGAACCTGAAGGCCGCGGCGCGCAACTTCAACCCGATTTACGCGGCCCTGACCGGGGCCAAGCACCCGCGCGAAGAGGTGTCGTGGTTCGAGCGGGTCAACGACCTGTTCGGCCCGTTCGGGGTCAAGACGGCCCCGCCACGCCGATGACCGCCGGCGTGGGGGTTAGGTCGGTGTCTCGGCAAATAATCGCAACAGTAGCGCACGAACCTTGCAATAAGTCGTTGCTCATCGCCGGTTCATAAATCAGGACTGTCGGCGGCCCCGGATGTTCTTCAGGATGTGCCGGTTCGATACTGCTAATCCGAAACCGGCTGGTCTTATCCCAGTCCTTTGTGAACGCCATGTTTATTCGCACCGGCAACGCAAGTTGCTCAGGCGACAATTTCGCGACATAGGCCGCGAGTTGCTCCCACGTCAGCATCGTTCTCACTCCTCTCCCGCCGGCGCTGGGTCAGTCGGCATGGTCTGGCTCCTTTCCATCAAGAATGGCGAGGATTCTGCGGACGGATCGAAGGGCATCGCCAACCACCCTTGGCTCGTTGGTTTCCTTGACAACACAGTGGTTTTCATCGAAAAACAGTTCTTCTTCTGCCAATCTTAAGGCCAGTTTGGCCTTGCGCTCCAGCCGCGTCATCGCGGCAAGGCGGTCGGCGGCGGCATGATGGTATTTGGCAGATTCCACGTATCCTTGAATGACGGGGTTGCGTGTCTCCGTAAGGTCAAAGTCTCGGTGATATCTATCGGCGTCGGACTTCTCCAGGTCGCCACGATTGTTCAGCCACGCAATCAGTTCCACCGTCGTCGGGTCACTCATGGTCGGGCTCCGCAGTGGTCGATGTACCGGCAAACATGAATCGCAGACGCTTAGCTCATGGCTGGCAAGAGGCCTCTGACAGGAAGCGCAGATTTGCATCTTTCACTCCTCTACCGCAGTCGCGGGGGTTAGGTCGGTCTCAGGTGTGTTTTGGCGGATCGTTCTCAATGCGATCGGCTGCCGTGGTATCCGATGCAATAATTTTTGCAGCCATCGACGCAGCAAAGGCAGCCAACATTCGGCCGGCTTTGCATTCGGATTTCGAATACGTCGTTCATCATCCCCTCCGTGCCGGTCAGGCCGGCGGTTGGTCGCTCCGAAGCGTCTTCGGGGAAAATCGTTCGCCACGCAACCACCTTGGCCGCCTCCGTAGACGGGGTGGCCCGATTCTCGAACGCCCATCGGTAGTATTTGTGACCCATGCGCTCTTGGTGCATGGGCTCGATGCGCCTCATCATGTCGGCGTCCCATGACGGCGGCGGGTTATCTAGCCGTTGCCGATGTTGGGCACCGTAGGAGTACATCGGCCACCAATCCGTCGGATAGCAAAATCCGCACTTGGCGCACTTCTGACGTCGGCCCCAACACCAATACGTTTCGTGGCAGCACGGGCAGGAGCAAAGGCCGGGGTCGGCACCGAAGGCGGCTCGCCAATTAGGTTCGCCATCCTCATGCGTCAGGCCGCCGCAACTATCGACGTACTGGCGACATTCTTCCCACGCGGCTTTTTGGTCGAAACCGGGCGGGTCAATTACGATCGGGTCATTCATCGGGTCACTCCTTCGCGGCCGGCGGCGGGGCCGGTAACGGTTGCCAGTGGGTGGGCTGAAACAGGCATTGCCTAACCCAACCGCCACCGTTGGTCTCGGTCCAATACCCAGACGATGCCGTAAACAAATGCCCCTCGTAGTCGTAGCCAAGTAGGATGGTTCGATCCTTCGGTGCCGTCGCAATCGGCTTCCAGCGGTTCGCATCCGCCGCGAGCAGGGCGGCGGCTTCTCTGAGCGCCGTCCCGGTCTCGGAGCGGGGTAGGTAAAAAATGGCTTGATGGTTCAGCCACGCGATCAGTTCTTCGCGCGTAATGGTCGATCCTCCGGTGTTCATGTCGCCAGGTGAGCCCCCCGTCTCACCTGAGCGTCAGCCCTCGAACGTCAGTCTGCGGCGGTCCAGGTCTACCGGCTCGTCCCGGTCCGGTTTGACCTCCCGCGGCTGCACCTCCGCGGCCGGCCGCGTCTTGGCGTATCCGGGGTTGGCCTCCAGCCAATCGACCGCGACCGGGTCCATTTCCTCGGTGTGCAATCGGGGGGCCCACAGCCGGGCCAGGTTGCCGTTGTCGCAGACGATACACCGGGGATCGATCTGTTGCGGCGTACCGTCCTTGAACAGCACCGCCGGGCACTGGTACATCGCGTCGCCCTTCTTGTAGTTCATGACAAAGAAGGTGCCGGCAAAGCGGAGGATAAGCCCGCTGATGGGCATGACGACCAGCAGCTTGCCGTCGCTCGGCTTGGTGCCGTGCCTGGCCACCTGCTCCTGCATGTACATGTTGTCGCGGTCACTTGTCGCCACGGGCTTGCTCCTTCCTGATTGAATAACCCTCAACCCCATGAATCGGCGGGACCGTTTCGCCGGCCGGATAGACTGCGAGTCGCGCCTCTGTTCCGTCGAAGCGAACGGTAGCCGAATTGTAATCGAGGCCCAGCGGCAGGCCGAGAAACCGCATCGGCACGCCGCAGGCCGAGCACCTCACCCTGACGTGAAGCACGAATCGGCCGATGTCTTCGATTCGAGCCATCTCACAGTTGGCTTCAAAATTCTGGTGTTTGCACTTGTCAGCCACGTCGGCCATTACTTCGCCCTTTCTGTGTAAATGATGCGCGGCTCACCGAGTTCGTCCGCGAAGACCTCCAGGTCCCTCGCGCTGCGCTTGCGAAAACGGTAGTACAGTCTGGCGTTCGCGTCGACCGAATACGGGAAGCGGTGCTCGCCGTCTTCGCCGGTCATATGCAGCCAGTGGGCCCGGGCCTGAGTCCATACCTCAAGCCGGAGGTTGTCGACGATCGCCCAGTCGTCGGCGTCAGGCTTGGGGACCGACCCCCGTCGGTGATTCCAGGAGTACACCCGGAACACCGCCTTTGCGATGTACCACTTGTCCAGGTACGCCAGGCTTTTTTCGAACGTGGTCATGTTAATTACTCAGAGCCTCCTCGGAAGATTGGTCTAGCATCACGTCCATCAAAGCCCCAATGACGCCGATGCCGTTGAAGCCGGTGATGCTAAGTAGATCGATGAGTTTTGATAGCGCGCCGGACCGCTGCACCGCGTCTTTGCGGTCGCTGTCTTTGACGTCGCGGTTTAGCCGCTCGAAGTCGTCGGCCATCATTCTCAGAAGGATCGCGGCCATACTGGGAGGGGTCGTAGACGGCTCGTACGCCGCTTCCAAGTAGCCGGCCGTGTTTCCCCAGTAATGTTTGGCCCAATTGACAACGCTTTTGGGCCATTTTCGGTAGCGCATAACACACCTCCTTTAGTTGCCCGTCCCGCTCCCTTCGGACGCGGGCACCGGGCGGATCATCCCCCAACCCTATAATCCCTTCCCCCTTGCGGGGCCGCCAGCTCGGGCGGAATGGACAGGTCACCCCGGCCGGGGTTCGGCAGTTGGCCGACGGGTTCGATTCATCCCCGCTTTGGTGGGCAGGGCCCGGCCGGTCGTCGCCCCTTGCGACCGGGGCGGCTTACCTGAGTCTCTGCGGCCCTCGCGGGCTGCTGTGCTACGGCATGGTGGCCAGGCGGGGCCCGTTGCCCCTACAATGTGTGTGGCCTGGCTGGATACTCTCAACACTTCACCCAGGTCATTCCCGGTTGGGGCCCGCCGGTTTGGTCGCCGGCGGGCCATCTTTTTCTCAGCTACCCGAACAACTCTCCGGACTGCTGGCTGTTGACCAGCAGAACCTCGGGCGCGAGCCGCTTTTCCTCTTTGGCCTTTGCGTTGGGGTTGTTGATGCTCTTGGTGCGGGTACAGTCGATCCGCTGCCACCGGGCAGGGGGGTACAGGTCGTTCAGCCAGTGGTGGTCGTAGTAGCTGACGACAACCCGCGTCAGCTTGAATCGGGCGAGGGCCTTCGCCAACCGCTCGTGGTCGGCCGGCTTGAAGTCGTGGGTATACTCCACCGATTTGACCAGGTAGGGCGGATCGGCATAAATGGCGGTGCCGGCCTTGTCCTCGACCCTTTCGCAGATCTCCAGCCCGCACGTCTTGAGGACGAACACCCGCCGCATTCGCTCCCGCCAGGCCGGAATGGACTCGACGGCGTTGCAGAACCTGGCCCCCGGGCTGCCGCCGTTGGACGTGAAGCGGCGGGCGACGCCCCGCTTGCGTTGCTCGCCGGCGGGCGTCCCGGAAAGGCCGCTCATGCCGATCCACGAACTAATGAAATACGCGGCCGCCCGCTCCAGGTTGGGGTCGGTGCGAACGGCCTCGAAGGGCTGGTCCAGTATTGCGCGGGCGGCGGTCATTTCGGTTTGGTGCGGGATAACCCGCCGGAGGTGGCGGTAGAGGGCCGGGCCCAGCTTGTGATGCTGGATGGTCCACGCCAGGTTGATAAGGTCGTCGTGCAGGTCGTTGACCGTCTCATTCGTGACCTTTGGCTTAGCCAGGAGCACGGCCATCGACCCGCAGAACGGCTCCCAGTAGGCCTTGTGCGGGCCGATCAGGTTGGCGATAGTGGCGGCCATGTTGCGCTTGCCTCCGAACCAGGGGGCCAGGGACGTTACGATCATGCCGGTTGTACCTTCCCTCGCTTGTGCTTCCCTAACGCCGCCCGGTCGATGAATTCGATTTCCGGCACCCAGCGGGTCCCGTGGCCGTCCGGCTGGTGCCAGTGGATCAGCCAGATCGTGTTGCCGCTTTCGATCACCTTTCTGGCGATCCGGTCGTTGATGATCTTGTGCAGGCGGCTCCATCTGTTGCGCCGTGACGTGGTTTGGATGTACAGCGTGCCGGTAATGGGGGCGGGAGCCTTTCCTCCCCAGACGGCGACGATGTCAGCCCACCCGAACAGGTCGATGGTCTTGCCGACCCGGTTCTTGTTGCAGGCCGAGCACCGCATATGCGGTGGCCCGGCGAACCAGTTGCGGCGCTCGACGACGGCGGCCTCGTACCCGTTCTTTCGCAACAGTTTCAACGTCAATATGGTCGGCGTGTTCATTGGTCGCTCCTCTTCCGGTCCCTTTCGGTGGCTTTCGGCTCCGAAAGGTAGGCGAATTCCGGTTCGTAGGCCTCCGGGTCGACGTGGAGCAGTCCGACCTCGACGAGTTTGTCGATGCCCTCGTCGGAGGTTATGACCAGGGCCGTGAAGAGTCTGACCCATTCGCCCGTGTCCAGGCGTCCGGTCCAGAGCCGGGTTTTGCTCCCGTTCACCATGTAAATCTCATTCGTCGGAATCACTGTTACCGTCATGGTCTGGCCCCTCCCAGGCGTCGCCGCGGTCGGCGTCCAGTACGCCGGCCTTGGTGACCGCCAAAATGTGTTTGCACGGTTCGCCATTGCGCCGCCGGCTGACCCAGTCGCGGCACTCACAGGTCCACCCATACCTGGTCCGAATCAGGTCGTACGTCGTCCCGTCCGCTTGGGTGAGGCGGACGGCCGGGCTCCCGATCGACGGGTGGGGATCGAGGTGCTCGACGCTGTACACGGTCACGACTTCGTAGGGCACCTTTGCCTTTCCGCGGCGGAGGACCCGCCGGACCGTCAGGACGCGCCGGTCCCGGTCGTACCGGGCCCAACCTTCGGGCTTTGTCGGCAGCCCAGGGCCGCGGGGGGCAGGACCCCCCTTTGGGGGCTCGGACGATCGCCCAGAGCCATCGCTTGATGCGGTCACTAGTCAGGCCCTCCCGGCCGGCGATAACTCGCTGAATCTCGCGGAACACTTTAGCCGAATAATGGGCCTCGGTGTGACACCGCCGACATAACGCCGCGAGGTTCTCCGGGACGTCCGGGCCGCCGGCCCCGCGGGTTATGAAACCATGATGCGGATCGCGGCCGTCAGGGCATGGGGCCTTGCACCGCTCGCACCGCCCGGGCCGGCGAAAACCTTTGAGCGTGGCGGCGTCTGACACTTTCAAGGCGGCCTCCCTTCACGCACTTGGCGCAGAACGGCCGAAGTTCGGTCCCGACGTACAGCCGCCGGCTGACGACGTCGCCCCGGCGAAACAGCCGCCAGGCGAGGCGCGGCCAGGTCGGCCATTCGGCCCGATTCAATTCGGCCAGGTAGCCGTCGCCGAGCAACTCGTTGTGGCACCCGGCGCAGTTGACGACCCTAACGTCCAGATCGGCCTGTTCGCCTGCTCGTACGAGTACATTCATGGTTGGTCACTCCCGATTGTGGGGGCGGAAGGGTGTGCAGTTTTCCAACCCCCAGAGCGTCCGCCGCCCGTTCCGCCTGGGGAAGGTGAAACTGGCACAACCCGCGAACCTTCAGGGCCGGGTCGATGAATACGCGAACGGCCTGGTCCGCGCAGTTGTGCCAGCAACACCTGACCATAGCCGCTAACCCTCGATGACGCCAAGGATCGAGTCCACGTCGACGATGATGTGGCCTTTCAGGTCGTCGACCCCCTTGGTGTCGCTCGCCGCGTACCGCCCGTAGAGGATGACCGCCCCCGGCCTGACGCCGGCCGGCATCGGGTAGTGCATTCTCTCAAACCCCACCCGGGGTCCGCCCTCCATGTTCAGCCGCCCCTCGCCGACGGCGACGATGACGCCCCGCCGGCACTGGTCCTTGACGCTGTCGGGCAGTACCAGCCCGCCGGCCGTCTTTTCGTTGCTGTCCGGCTTCACCAACACCCGGTTACCGAGTGGTCGGACCTTGATTGTGTCGTCCTTCGCCATGTTGGCCCTTCTGCGGCTTGGCCGCGGTTGGGGGCAATAGCCCCTTGGCTTGAAGTTTCCTGACCACCTCTCGCAGGTAGTCGAACGCGGTGCCGACCTTGGCCCTCAACTCCCCAAGCTCCGTCTTCAGCGCGGCGTTCTCGCGCCGGAGTGTTTCGACTTCGCCGGCCAGTTCGATCGCCCGCTCGATCGCCGGCCCGGCCTTGACCTCCAACCAGCCTTTGACCTCGGCCAGCTCGGCCAGTTTAAGCTGGGCGTGGTTGGCCGCCGTTGCGACGCTGGCCATCCACCCCTCGACCGCCGACGTGTCGAAAACGTACGCCAGGGCGGCCCGCATGGCCTCGGGGTAGAGCTCGGCCGCCAATTGGACCTTGAGGACCATTTGGCGGACGTCGCCGTCCATAGCTGTTCGACGCAGGACGTCGACCCGCTGGTCGCGGGTTACTTCCGCTTCGTCCGTCGGAATTGGCTCGCCTTCGGGCATGTCGCAAAATGGCTCTTGTATTTCGGTTCGCCTGGTTCGGCGGTCGGGCCCATCAGGGAGGCTCCGACGACGACGGCCCAGCCGCCGCGGATCACGATATTGCCGTCCGGGACGGGGTCAGGGTCCAGCGGCATGATCTGCCGCGAGGCGTCCGACTTGAACCACGCAATCGGGGCCCCGCAGCCGGCACACGTTCGGTCGGTTTCAAGCCTCAATGGTCTCCCCCTTCTTGGCCTCGACGCTGAGTTTCTCCTTGCTGCTCAGCTTGACGGTGCCGTATTCGCTCTCGTAGGTGTGCAGCCTCGCCTCCTTCATGGCGGCCTGCAAAAGCTCCTTGGCCGACGAGAACGGCCTGGCGGCGTCCTTGAAGGCGTTGCGGGTTTCGAGGTACTTGCCGACCAGTCCCTCAATTTTCGGGTTGCGCTTCGGCCCCATGCGGGGAAGGGACGGCTGCCTTGTCGGTTTCCGGGAAGAGGTCTTCGCCATGTTGCAATCGCTCCAATTTCGCGAGCTGGTTCTCCTGGTGGACCCTCATCCTCGCGAGTAAATCAGGGTCACCAATCAGTCGGTCCACGGGCACGTCCAGCACCCGGTTGTAAAGGTCGTCGGGATTCTTCGGCATGAGCGGCCAGTCCCGGCGGGGGTAAAATCCGAAGTTCTTTCGTGCGAAGTCCGCCTCGGCCTGCGCGAATGTTGCGTGCCAGGCGAGGTAGCAAGCCCGCTTCCACGTCACAATCCAGCGGTTGATGGTGGTCTGGTCATTTCGCGTGCTCCGGCGGACGGGCGGGAAATAGTCGGCAGTCTTGAGTTGCAATTCCCCTTCGGTCGTGATGACGGCCCGTGGGAGTTTTGTAACGCGGATCGTGTAGCCGCACGGGCACTCCCTGCGGGTCAGCGGGCGGGAGCACTGGGGGCAGACGACGGGCGGCCGTTCGATGCCCTCCCGGATGCGGTTGGCCCTTTTGAAGTAGATTGAGGCCGCCGTGTCGTTCAGGTGCCAGGCGCGGTCCATGTTCAGGCTGCCGTGCCGCCAGAATCCGCCCCCGTGGTCCTGGAGCGTCTTACGGTCGTACCCCGCGTAATACCGAGACAACCGGCCGCCGGCCTGCAAATAGGCTTGGACGGACCCGAACACGGTCGCGAAAATGCCGTGTTTGATCCAGGGGGCGTTAAACCCTTCGCGGAGCACGAACCGGCAGCAGAGGCCTTTGATCGAGCCGGACTCGCTCTCGCGCAGCACCTCCTTCCAAATGGCGTCGTCCGCCGTCCGCCGGTGCAGTTCGCCGTCCAGCCAAATGTGTTCGCCGTCGATGTGCGCCGACCGGACGCCGCGGGCGGTGAACTGCTGGGCTATCCAGATCGACTCGTTGACGCCGGGCCCGAAGCAGATGAACGGGTCATGCGCGGGGTTGATCTTCTCGAAGTTCGGCCAAATGCGGCCGTGCAACAGCGTCTGTAGCTTCGTGTTGGCCTCGCCGTTGACGACGGCCCCCATAACCGCCCGGTTCTGATTCTCCGACAGGTCCTCGCCCTCGCGCATTTTTGTCTTTATCCCCGCGGTCTTCTTGCCGGGGATCAGGTCGGGCTCGTCGGGCGCGAAGTGGTCGATGTAGAGGTGGGCCTGACACTCCCTGAGCTCGCTGTTGGTCGCCATGACGATCAGTTCGTCGACGACGTTGCCCAGCCCGATCGGCGTTGCGGTGACGTCCAGCGTGAAACCGCCGCGGTCCAGGACCTTATGGCGGTAGGTGATCGCGTGGCCGGTCGTGTAAAGGTGGCCCTCGTCGATGATGAGCAGGTCGCCGGGCTCGCGGGTGTGCAGGTCCCAGCGGTTCGACTTGAGGACCCGGCTAACCTCGGTTTGCATCGAACATATCTGGACGGGCTGGGCCAGGTCCGGGTCGTGGCCGGCGGCGCGGACGCCGTGGTCGATGCGCATTTCGACCAAGTCGCCGATAATCTGGTCGATGAGTATTTTCCGGTTCGAGACCAGCGCGACGCGGCGGCCGATGCCGACGACGGCGGCGATTATATCCGCCATAACCAGCGTCTTGCCCCCGCCCGTGGGGCAGGCAAGGCAAACGCGGCGGACGTTGCGGTCGTAGCTATCCTGCCAGCGCGCCAGGCCGCGCGTCTGGTGGGGCCAACGGGGTAGGTCGATCATGGGGTTAGACCGGTTTGGCCTCGGTGCCAGAGACGGCCCGGAACCAGATGAAAAAGCGGTCATTCTTCCAGGCGTCCAGGCCTGCGCGGACCTCGTCGCCGCGGGCCAGGTCGGTCTGGCCGTAGATGCGTTCGACGACGGATATCTCGCGCCGAAGCTGGCCGTAAATGGAATGGAACCGGCGGAAGTCGTAGGCGGCCGCGCCCGTCCGCTTGCCCCGCTTCCCGGCGGGTTCGTGCGTGCCGGGCTCCGTCCGGCCTTTGCTCCTTGCCTTAGCTTCCTCCTTGAGCCGCTTGCAGGCCTCGCAGCCTTTCACCGATATATGGCTGTTCGGGATTTTGCGGATGCACGCCGCGCAGCGGATGTCGACCTTGCTCGCCTCGTAGGTTTTCCCGTCCTTTCCCTTCACCAACGAGTCAGGTGAGCCCCCCGTCTCACCTGCGGCTTGTAGGTCTCGCCTGGCCTGAGCCTGCGAGACTTTGGTCTCGGCGGCGATGGTCCGGGTGCTCGCCCCTTTCGCCCTGAGTTCGGCCGCCCGGGCCCGGCGGGCCTCGGCGATGGCCTTCTGTTCGTCCGCGGTCATGTGACGCCGATTGACTTCGGACCGGATGACAAATTCCCTGGCCTGCTCGACGGTTCCCCGGAACGGTTTGCGGACACACCGGATGCCGAGCTCGCGGGCGGCGATTTCGCGCGTGTTACCCGCGAGAATGCGATTCTGGTAAACGATCGACGGAAACCGCGGGTCCCACCCGTTCTGCTCCATGTCGGCCTTGATACGGTCGATGTCGGCCCGCTTCGGCTCGGGGATCTTCAATTCGTCGCAGATGGGATGCCGCTTCATTGCGTGGTCTCGCTGTAAGGGCCCCGGCGGCCCCCTGGTCGGCTAAAGAGGTTCCACCCGCCTTGAAGCGCGACGCAGGGGGGCAGGGGTACGACTCGATGCGGTAGCGCGGGTGGAACGGCGCGTAGTGCGTGGGGCAGAGTCTAAAAAAAGCGCCGGGGGTTGTCAAGCCCCGGCGCGGGGAAGTGAGCTAATCGGCCGCGAGGAGCTCGATCGCAACGCGGAGCGCATTCTCGAAAATCATGCGGACGTCACCGCAGGTGATGACGACCCCGTCGCCGCGGTTCCCGCGGATGCCCTCCGCGCGCTTCTCGGCCTTTTGGACGATCGCCTCGTAATGGGCCACGAAGTCTTGTTTAGATTGCTCCATTGGGGCATCGGGGTCGGATTTCGCGGTCAGCGTAGCCGTGGTCGAGAATATCCAGGCGCATGTGTTTCGCACGGAATTCAGAAAAACCGTCGGGCAGGGCGTCGTCGGATGGAGGGCTTGCTTCATCGGGTTAAACTCCTGTGTAAAGGCCAACCGCCTGGGCGACGAGTCGGTCGCCGGGCGTGGTCGCGGGGCTGAAGTCGGGCAGGGCCAACGGCAGGAGCGGGTTGGGCAGCTTGAACCGGTCCCGCGCCGCCCGGTAGGCGTCGTCAAACTTGGCCAGACACTGGGCCAGCTTGGCGGTGAAGTCGTCCGGCACGACTCGGATAATGAGCGGCTCCCGGCCCGGCAGGTAACTCATAAAGTCGCACCATTTGCGGCCGGTGACAAGTAAGTGTCCGTGGCACTGGGCCCGGTATTCGGCCGGCAGCTTGCCGTCAAGAACGTAGCCAGCGTGCGTGCTCGGCATGGGACACTTCATTTCGAGGACCCCGTCGTCGCCGACCAGCGAATCGGGCGAGCAGCCGAACCGCCCGCACTCGGTAGTAACAAAGGCAACCTGGCGGATCGGTGCGCCGGCCCAAACCTCGTACAACCCGCGGGCCTCGGGCTCCAGCGCGGTGCCGCGTTTCATCGCGACGCTCGCGCCGTCGTTCAGTCGCGGGTATTCGCTATCCAGTTCGTCGCCGATCAGGTCGTTGATTAGGCTCTTGTGGCCGGCGGCGAATTCGCCTTTGGCCGCGGTGATGATTCGGTGGAATTCCGACGCGGTCGGAACGCCGCGGCGGATAGCCCACCATTCGGGCGTGTACTGTTGGAAGCTGTCGTAAATGGTCATGTCGATTCTCCCAGTTGGTGGTTGGTCGTAAAATCCGGGGCGTCCGGCCCGTCGTATACCCAAGTCTGCCGTCCGACGCACGTTGCCTGCGGACAGGCGTGTGCCGCCGCCGGCCCGGTGCATTCGGCCTTGGCGGGGTGGTCTTTGTCTCGGTGCTCCCAAACGGTCCCGCAGTCGGGGCACTGGTGCCGATGGAATCCTTCCGGCGAGGTGTACCGCCTCATCGGCCGTCGCCCCCCTTCGGTTTGAAGGTGGCAACGATCATTTCATAATCCGTCGTGGTGAGTTTATCCAGCGACCGGTCGGCCTCGGCGAGGAAGGGCTGCCGCCATTTGAGTAAACTTGCCTCGGTGAATCGGTGAATCTCACCATCGCTCTTGCGAATACCGTGGGCCAACCAGTGGTCGATGTTCGCTCGCTGTTGGTCGGTCAGTAGCGTCATGTCCTTGGCCTGGGCGGCGTCCGTGTCCTCCTCGCGGACGACGATACCTAGCGCCATGCAATAGGTGTAGCGTCGCAGGTACGTCATCCACGCGCCGAGATTCTGCGTCGCGTTGGCCTGACCCTGCAACAGTCCCGCGGCGGCGATCGGCGGGAGCATGTATTCCTTGCGCTTGGTGTGCGGGCCGATCTGGATGTCCCAAACGACTTCGATTCCGTCCGTACCGGCCTTGATTGTGCCGGACGTGCTCAGGCCGTGCCGGGCCTTGATGGGCTGCACAACCTGCTCGATGTCCTCCAGCGCGGCGAATCCGTACATTCTTCCGCCGTCCTTGCGCTGGACGTACCGCGTTTTCTCAATCTGCGGCAGCTCGGCTTGGAAGGCGGCGAAGCGCTCACCGAAGATTCTGGCCGCTTCGCGGTCCTGGTAGGCGTTGGCAATCTCCATCGCCTGGCGGACCAGTTCCGGCGTCCCGCCGCTGGTCAGGATGTAGTTAAGCGCCGCAACCGGGTCGGCGGTCGCGGCGATGACGGCCGGCGTCGCGGCCTTGCGCGGCCGCTTCGGCGTGGTCGCTACTTCGTTCGTCATTGGGTCGGCTCCTTGTGGGTGGAAAGTGAAGCGCCGGCGAGGTGTCACCCCCGCCGGCGTCGGGATCAAACGGTCACAGATCGGACAGGTCGGGCGTGGCGAGGTCGGTTGTGAAGTCGTCGAATTGATTCAAAGCGTCCTCGTCAACGGCAGGAGCCGGCCGGACGTCGTGCCGGGCTTCGACCTTCTCAATAACCTCAACCAGGGTGTCGCCGAACGTGTATTCGCCAACATTCGTAGTAACGTTAAATCTAAGCCTAAACTTGCCATTGGTATCGCACTTCAGCGCTTGGCAAACCTCGTACGGAGCCACTGGCAAGAGGTTTAGCCTGCGGACCGCTTCGCGTATGCGGATGTCGTCCGGGTGGACGATTTGCGGCCCCTCGGCCAGCGTCTCCAATCGGTCGGCCTGCTCGCGCAGGGCCTTGACGGTTTCTGTCAACTGTCGCATTGGTCAACTCCCGGTGTGGGTGGAAAGGAATGCGCCGGGCTACACGGCCCGGCTCAGTTTCTCGCGTTCTTCCATTTTGGCGGCCAGCGTCCAGAGCGTGGTACGTTCGTCGTCGGTCAACAGTTCGCGGTTATTGCTGTGGGTGATTGCGCTACGGATCAGCGGGGCCAGTGCGGCCAGCGTCATCGGCCCCTTGCCCTGCGCGTAGGCTGGGTAACAGGCAATGCCGCGGCTGGCGGCCCGGTGGTACGGACAGCGTCGGCCGATGGTACCGTCGGGGTTGGTCTGGCAGTCGCACGCGCCGACGCGCTGAACCTCGCCAACGAACCGCAGCAAGGCCTCAAACGTGTCGTCGTCAAGGTGGATCGTGGCCGTAGTCTCTATGCCGTCCTCGGCGGTGAGCATGATGGAGCCGTGGTCGTAGAACCGCGCATAAACTCCGTCGCCTAGATACTCTTTCTTCATGGTCTTTCTCCCGGCTGATGGAAAGGACTAAACCCCTAACCGCTACTGGTCGCGGATCGCGGCCAGGCGGACGATAGCCTCGTCGGCCGACGCGGCCGGTGTAAATGGCGGTTCGTCAAGGTCGGCCGTTTCGTCGCAAGTTGCGGCGTCGGCGACGCACGCGGCCTGCGCCTCGGCCAGTGTGTCGTAGTGTCCGATGGTGCGCTCGTCGTCGTTTTCGACGGCGAAGGCCCGCCAGCGCTCGTTGCCGTAGCCGATGTGATATATGCCGGCGTCCTCGCCGTCGTTTACCCAGACAAGCTTGGCCGTCCGTGGCACGGCGGGCGAGCAAACAATACACCCTCCGCCTTCGGCCGGGCAATGCTCGCAAGAGTCGCCGTCGTTTCGCATGGTTGTACTCCCGGTTTGAACCGTCCGGCCCGAAGTGGACCGGACACAAGGTTAGCCCCGGCACACTACCGGGGCAAGGTTGGAAGTCGATTCGGCGGGCCTCGCCCGCCACGAATTTAGCGCCTATGCTCCCAGCAAATGGAACGCCAGCGCGTGGTACGCCAGCGCGTCGTCATGGGTGCTCAACAGCTTAGCGCGGATAACCTGGACGACGCGCGCGGCCGCGGTCTTATCTTGCTCTCGGGCCAGGACGACGTAGACGGACAGGCTATAGCCTTCATTTCCGCCAACCTGCAAAGCCACGAAGACTTCCCCCTCGGGCCAGCGGGTGGTTGGCCCCGCGTTGTATCCCCTGGTCGAAACGTACTCCAGTCCGCTCAGGCCCGGGGCACGTTCAAGCGCTTGGGTGAGTTCGCCAGCGACCGCGGAAACAAGCCGCGGGCCGGCATCGTGGTACCGGCCGTCGTTGTCCTTCACCCAATCGCGCGTCTCGATTCGGTCAATGGTCGGAATCGGCATCGGTCAAACCTCCCGGAATAGGCCGCCGGTCGCCTGGTCGTCGGCCGGGACGTCCGGCCGCAATTTCAGACAACCGT